TCATATTGACGGGGGTAGTTTCTGAAATATATGGGGGTGGGGTTGGGGGAATGGGAATGAAAGGGGGGGTGATTTGTATGAGTGGATTAGGGGTATTTGTATGAGTGGATTAGAGCGTAAGCTGGAGGAGGGTGGTCATCGCCGCCAAGCCCCCCTCCCCCGTGGGTGCCCTCCCGCTCCCGCCCTCCCGCTCGCCCGCCCGTGTACACGCGCACGCGTTTCAACGCTAGTCGGTGCCGGTCTTGCCGGCCACTAGGCGCAGGTGCTGCGCGAGGTCGCGCTTGAGTGCGTCAGGCGTTGCACCCGGCGCCTTGTTGCCGGCATCGGGCTCACGGAACAGGCCAGAGGCGCGGGCCATCAGTTCGAGGGCTCTCATCTGGACCATGTCCGACCCGGCCTTACTGTGCGCCAGAAGCCTTCGCATCACGTACCGCTTCGTCGCCGCCATGTCTTCCGCCAGCGCTTCCTGCGTCTCTTCCCATGCTTCCGCGATCAGCGCTTTGATCCTTGGATTGCGTCCCAGGCGATGCGCCATGACCGCCACGCTCTCATCTGTGGCGCCTGATCCATACGCATCCCGATAGGACTGTTTCAGGCTCTTCCCCTCGATGACCCCTCGGGCGAAGGCGATTTGCTTGGGTGTCAGAGGCTTGACCCTCCTGTAATCAGGTGCCCCTCTTAACTGTCCGTCCTTCCTGGTCCCTGGCTGCGGTGATGCCCAGGCGGCCTGTTCCGCTTCGCTCCCTTCCGGGCCGGGCTCTTGTGCGTTTACACGCTCTAGGTCCGCCTCCGCCTCTTGCAGAGCCTCCAGGTACTCCATAGGGTCCGCCTTCTTCCCCCTCGCTGCCCGGGCCCGTTCAATCCCTGATGTTTCGTACATACCTATGCTTCCATCCAGTGGTGTTCACATTATCCACAGGTTGTTCAAACAGGGCAAGTTGTCCACATCTGTGGATAAGCCTTAGATTTGCCTCATTTTTGAGCATTTACCTATGAAGCCCTGTGGACAACTTTGTGGACAACTCGCTGGAAGCTCCGATCTATTTTTTTCCATACCCAGGTAGCCATGCCCCCCTTGCGCGTCTCCTGAGCCCTTCTAGGCCCCTTCCTGCGGCATGTATGTTCATACAGGTTTGTCCCTTGGGTTTACTTGGTCTTCTGTCCCTGCTACTCACGCGTGCGGGCGCACACGTTCGTCAGCTAGTCATCCGGGCTCTGCTCTGCTAGTGCATTTATCTCGCAAAACCCTATTGCAAGCACCCGTTTACCACGGTATGCTCGCGGTGCCCGCAAGGGCCCCCGCAGCGAAGGTCGCAGCGGCGGTAGAAAGGAGCGATTGAGATGGCTACACGCGAAGACTGGCTCATGTCCCTCGTGGATGAAGTACGCCCCCTGTTCGAGGCGCACACTGGCGCCCCCTTGCCCGCCCGCATCCGCGTGGCTTGCGGCTTCCCATCTTCTGCCCGCCGCTCGGGCGCCATCGGTGAGTGCTGGGCCGACGCTAGCTCAAAAGATGGGCACTTCGAGATCCTGATCTCGCCCGTCCTGGACGACCCCGCGACGGTCGCAGCCACCCTGGTGCATGAGCTTTGCCATAGCCTGCCGGGTTCGATGAACCACAGCAAGACCTTCGCCACCCACGCAGCGAACATGGGCCTTGCCCCCGGCGCGAAGGGTTGGAAGAGCACCGGACCGGGCGTGGACTTCGACTCGCGCTACGGCGCGATCCTGGGTGCCCTTGGTGCCTATCCCCATGCCCAGCTTGTTATGTCTGACAAGCCAAGGCAAGCCACCAGGATGCTGAAAGCGGTTTGCCCTAGCTGCGGATACACGATCAGGTTGACGAAGAAGTGGGCCGATATGGGCCTGCCTTTGTGCCATCAGGATGGCGAGCAATTCGCCCTCGAAACCAGCGACGAGGAGTAAAGAGATGAACACCAAGATTCTTCAGACCCTGCTGGCCCTGCCCGGGGCCCAGCTTGCCCGGGCCGCCAATGCCTTGTGCGGCGCCGCCGAGCGCACGAAGGTCGAGGCCGCCCAGGCCCTCGCCTCGCGCATCAGCGCGGGACTCTGCACGATGGAAGACGTCCGCCGCGCAACCGCAACAGCCGGCACTCTCCCCGTCGGCGGGCTCGCTCCCCAGGCTCCAGCGCAGTTCCAGGCTCGCGTGTCGGTCAGCGCACCGACCCCGGCATTCCCCCCCCTGCCCGACCCTCGGATTGACGCAGCCGCCCAGGTAGCCGCCCGGGCCGAGGCCGAGGCCCTGCGCCTCGCCTCCCAGGTGCAGGCACTCGCCGCATTGACGCAGACGCACAACAACGGGTTCGCCCGCGTACAAAGCGAGATATCCATCCTCGGCACGACCCTGGCCCAGGGTCTGGGCTCCCTGCGGGCAGAGGTCGCCACGCTGCGCGACTCGGGTCCCGAGGTCCGCAGCGAGATCGCTGCCCAGGTAGCCACCGCTTTGGCGCCCCTGCTCGCCCAGGCCACGCCGGAGACGGCTCCCGCAATCATCGCCTCGGTGGCCGCACCTACAGGGCAGCGCTCGACCCTGGAGGTGTTCGGGTTTGATCTGAACGATGCCAAGGGCAACCCCGTCATGGTCGATACATGGGCAGATCCCCAGGCCGAGCAGGTCGATCCCTGCTATATCTGGACTGCCCCCCTCCTGCGCCGCATCATCATCGGCGCCGAAACCGGGCTTTGGCTCGGTGGCCCCAAGGGGACCGGGAAAAGCGAGGCCTTGCGCCAATTCGCCGCCCGCACCGGGCGCAGGTACACCCGCATCAACTTCCGAAAGTACACCAGTTCCGAGGAATACATCGGCGGCACGGGTCTGGCCGGCGGCGCAACCGCGTTCCAACCCGGACCCTTTTTGCAGGCGTTTACACACCCTGGTTGTGTCGTGCTGCTCGACGAGATAAGCAACGCCGACCCCGGGGAGCTAGCCCCGCTAAACGGGCTGCTGGAGCCCCGCGCCGCAGTCAGCATCGGCGGCAGTGTCTGGCGCCGCGCCCCCGGTGTTTACATCGCCGCCGCCGATAACACGCTCGGGTCGGGTGACCAGTCGGGCCGGTACGCCGGCACCCGGGGGATGAACAGTGCCCTTATGGACCGCTTTGGTCTTGTTGCGAGGATGGACTACCTGCCCAAACAGCTTGAGATCGATGCCCTGCGCCGCCACACAGGCTGCTCCCAGGCCCTGGCCGAGCACGTCATGGGCGCGATCCAGGTATGCCGCGCCAAGGTCGACACAGGCGAGGTCGTGGACGCGCCCAGCATCCGCAGCGCGGTGGCCTTTATTCGGGCACTGCGCTTGATGCCAGTAGCTGAAGCCTGGGCGGACACCATCGTTGCCCGCCAGCCGGTCGAGTCCCATCCCGCCCTGGCCGCGATCTACTCCGCGACGATCAACCACGAAACCATCGAGGCCGCACTGTGACCCAGGTAACAGACACCATCCGCGCCCTGCTCGGGCGCCCGACGATCCACGGGTATCAGGCCCGCCACGGCCTGGAAACTTTCGCGCACGTTGCTTGCTCGTCCCTTGGCCTGCCCCCCGTGCGCGTCCACTGGCAGGCCGGGGTCCAGACTGCGGCAATCAACCGCAGCGGGGATCTGATGCTCTCGGATATCCGCGACGACGCCCAGGTGCGCCGGGCGCAATTTGTCCGCTGGGTCGGGTACGTGGTCCACGAACTCCTCCACCGGCGGTATACGGACTTTGGCGCCAGGGATGGCCGGTCTTACGTGGACGCGCTCCACAACGCCCTCGAAGACGCATGGATCGAGTCCCGGGCCATCCGCGAGGGACTGCTCGGCAACATCTCCGGGGTACTCCGCGAGCTTATCGACGGGATGACTTCCGAGGCTATCGCCTCGGGCCATGACTGGTCCGATCCCCGTCAGTATCCCTACAGTATTGCCGTTTACACGCGCCCCCATGCCAGCATCAAGGCCCCGGTGCCGGCCACGCTCCTGCCGGTATGGCGCGAGGCCCTGGCACGTATCGCCCTGGCCAATAGCTCGCATGACACCCTGGCAGTGGCCCGCTGGGTATACGACCAACTGCAGATCCCGCCGCAGCAACAGCAGCAGCAGCAACAGCAGCAGCAACAGCAGGGCAAAGCCGGAGGCGCCCAGGCAGGAGGCGCCCAGGCAGGCGACGCCCAGGCAGGCGACGCCCAGGACGCCCAAGACGGAAAACCCCGGGCCGGATACGCCGAGGTGCCCGACGCTGGCCCCGCGCAGGCCCCTAAGGCGCACCAGGGCACGCTCGAAACCGAGCCCGAGATGCAGGGCGGCGGCGGCGCGGGATTCGGGCCTACCGGGGTTCTGGAGCGCGCCGCACTGCACTCGTTTGACCGCTACGAGATCAAACATCAGATCCCGGGCGGACTGCGCTATCAAGTTCGCCGACTACTGGAGTGCTCCGGGCGCGAAGACCTGGACTCGCACCGGCTCGCTGGTAGCCTGGACACGCGGCGCATCGCCGCCTCGGCCTGGACCGAAAGGGTCTTCGCCCGCCGGATCGAGGAGGCCGGGATCGAGGCCGCTGTAGTTGTTCTGCTCGACATGAGCGGGTCGATGGGTGGCGAACGTGCTCCGGTCGCTATCCCTGCCGCCCTGGCCCTGCTGGAGACTGTCGAGGCGGCGCAAGCCTCGGTCATGGGTGCAGTTTTTGGCGACGAGGTGGCGCCCTTCAAGCGCTGGACCGAGACAACCCGCCGCGTCACTCCCCAGGCCCGCCGCCTGATGCTGGCCGGGGGGACCAATGACTACTACGCTATCCGATGGGCGCACGATCAACTCCTGCGCCACCCTGCGCCACGCAAGGTTGTCCTGGTCTTAACCGACGGAGTCGGGGACGGGTACAAGGCTCGCGCCCAGATTGCTAGCGGCTCGCGCCTGGGTGTCCAGACCATCGGTATCGGGATACAGGCAGACGTCTCCAATGTCTACGGGCACGGCTCACCCTGCGTTGTGTCGCTGGCAGACCTGGGTTCTGTCGCATTCCAGCAAATCAAGCAAGCCGCTTGAAACCAGTAGCCCCCCACTGGGGGTATCAACAGGAGTGTTTAAACGTGACTTCAATTTTGGACATTTATCACCGACCGACGGTTTCGCGCGAGTACAAAACAGCCGACGATTTCGCCGCGCAAGTAGTCGGCTCAGAGGATCTGGACGAGATCGATATCGTCGCGCTGGAGACCGATGCAAAAGAGTTTTGGCGCGGTTGCCGCGTGGACTTCCCCGTGGGGGCGCAGCAATGATTGACTCAATCATCAGAGCCCTGGACGCCGGCAGGGACTGCGCAATAGCCGCAGGCGAGGCGGACTATCAATACGCCCAGCGACTCGACCGCCAGGGTATGCAGGGCTCCGCCGCCCGGGCGAACGATAGCTACAGGCAGCGCATGGCCGCGCTGCAGGTGATCGAGACGGCACGGGCGCAAGCGCGACTGCTCCCGGAACTGATGGACGCACTGCGCTGGGCGCTGTCCCAGGTGGAGGACGACATGGACCCGGACCACCGGGCCGCGCTCACCGCAGCCCGCAAGGTGCTGGCCCTGGCCGAGGAGGGGCAGCCATGAACAAAAAAGGCGCAATGCAGGCATCCCGTTACTGCGTCCATGTCTACCGATGGGGGCGCAACTGGACCATGTCCTGCCCTTGGGACATGTCCAGCCCGATGGGGCACTACACCGTGCATCAGTACTCGACCTACGTCCAGGCCCGCCGCGCCGCAGCCTGCGCCCGGGCAGAGGTTGTCCTGTCCATGATGGGTCGCCTGTCCGAGGAGGCTCGGGCAGAGATCCATTGGTATTCATCCGATCCGTACAAGGATCGTTCGTTCCGTGCCCTGGTTAAGGCCGGTCTTAGCGTGTAAACAGGAGACGTCATGGAAAGGCGGGAGTACTACGGACAGATCCAGTGCGTAGAGAATCGTTTCGCCGCCAGGATTTGGCGATCCCGGAACGAAGAAATTCCGGACTGCGAGCCGTTCGGAATGTCCTCGGACTACGAGGTGGATCCGTGGAGGTTGGTCCACGAGAAGGAGTTTTTGAGGAAGGTCATGGAAAACACCTTCCTCACCCCGAGGGAAATGCGGGTAATTGATGAGCGTTTTTTCAGCGATCAAACGCTGGATGAGATTGCTCATCGGCACGACATAACGCGGGAGAGAGTCCGCCAGATACTGGAAAAAGCCCTTAGGAAACTGAGGATAGTTGCTAGCAGGGAGTTTAAACATGAACACGCATAAGCTCGCCATTGGGATCATCCGAGAGGTTGCTCTCGGGAAGCGCGAGGCATGGGATGTTCTGTGCCTCGTGGCCGAGCATGAGCCCGACGCACTGTGCCGGTCACTCGGGATCTCGATCCCTCCCGGCTATGCCCGGGGAGGGTCAGCGACCCCGTCATGGGTCGAGGAGGCCCGCCAGTTCACCGTGGCGGGCAATAAGATCATGGCGATCAAGCACGTCCGAACCCATAGGGGCTATAGCCTCAAGCAGGCGAAGGACGTTGTCGAGTACGCCGCAGGCTTGAGCAGCCAGGATGCCATGCGCGAGGCTCTGGCTACCTGGGTTCCCCCGTCAATCAACGAATGCCCGTTCTGATCATGACCGACCGCAATCTTTTGATCGTTTACATAATCATCACGATCCTGCTGCTGACCGGGGTCATATGATCAAGACCATCACCCACCATGCCCCACAGTTTTTGAAGGACACATGGAAGCACCATCAGGTTTCATTGGTTCTGGTGCCGACGATTGACCATGTGCTGGCCGGCGAGCTGTTCATTGAGTGGCAGGGCAAGGCCTACGGACTCTATAGACTGACCCAAGACCGGGCGCCTCGGTTCATCGGTCTATACAGGGACATCATGGGAGCCCTGTTTAAAGCAGAGCAGCTGGACTGAAATCGACCATTTCAATCCAAGAAAAACGGGGCCTCGGCCCCGTTGTCTTTTGTCAGAACGCGTCTAGGTTCTCGCTGTACGTCCCTGCGGTACGGTTGAAGAGGAGGGTCGTTTCTCCCTGCGTCCCGACCCACCGATACCGGCACTTCCAAACTGCGATCTCGACGTACCTATCCTGCCGGTGGACCGTCAAGCCGCAGTCTGCCTTAGCCCACCATGCCATGGACCCGCTGATGCTCATGCCATCCGGCCGGGGTTGATCTGTCCCTGACCGCGCCATCTTCGATGGGTGAGCAACGAACCATGTGTGAACATCCTGCGCCTTGCAAAACCTTTGGACCCTGGTCAGCATCTGACTGATAGCGTCAGTTTCTGTCGTGTCCTTACGGTCTAGATCGATGTAGTTGTACGGGTCTATGACCATTCCCCGCACACCCATGCGCTTGACTGCTGCCCGGGCTCTGGTCAGGATGCTATCCAGAGTGTTGGGCTCTTCCCCCGCTGAGTCGATGAAGAGGAAGTGCTCCTTGACCCATGTAAACGCCTCCTCCTTCTCCTTCTCGGTCATCCGGTCTCGACCCTCGAAAAACCTTTTGTGTGTGTAGATTTCCATCAACCTGCTGATGTGGATCTCTGGGGAGTTCTCGAAGGATGCAACGGCAAACTTCCAATCGCTCTTCCTGGCGAGGTTGACCATCAACTGATCAACGAAATTGGACTTGCCCGAAGATGGATAGCCAGTGACCACGGTCAACTGCCCAGGAGCCACCGTGTAAATGCTGTCGAGTGCGGGATACCCGGTGCTGAACCCCGAGCCCTGCCCCTTGGAGTAAAGGTCGTTTACACGTTCCTCGAAGGTGCTGGCGTCCGACAGGCCTGCGATGGGGTACGGATCCGCCGCCTCCACGATAGCCCGCACATCCTCCTTGCCATTCCGAGAGGGGTCATTGAGGATCTCGTTGAAATCCTTGGCATCGAACTTTGCCAATCGGCACTTGTCCTTGCCAATCCTTCTGGCAAGCTCTTCAGCCAATGCTTGCCCCGGCGGATCCTGATCTGTTGCAAGAACGACGTAAGGAACAGCATCAAGGAGTTCGCGTGCGTTCCATACAAATGCGAACTTCTTGTCTTCAGATGGAAGAACCTTCCCATCTGCCACCTTCAGTGGAGCGCCACCCGGCACTGAGACTACGTTCTCGATGCCTGCTTCCTTGGCAGACAGGACATCTATCTCTCCTTCGACGATGACCAGTGGCTTGGTCTTGTCTGCCCACTGCATCCCAAAGAAGTCATGCGCCCCGCCGGAGTCTTGTGTAAATGCCTTGTCCGGGACTGCCCGATATTTCACTGCGACCATCACCCCGTCTCTGAAGTACGGGAACCCAATCGCCTCTGCCTCCTTGTCCAGCTTGTTGAAGTACTTCCTTGTGGAGAAGAGCTTGGCCTCGTCTGATGTCAGCCTTGATATACCCCGGCCTTCAAGCCAAGCGTAGTGTTCCTCTGTAAGCCTTGCGTCCTCGATCTTGGGGACTGCTTGCACGTATCTCTCCTTCCTGTGTTCTCTGTTATCCCTTGAAGGGATGATTCCGTTTACACCGCAGTGATGGCAAAAGTAGAGCACTGACCCGTCTTCTTTACGGGTCAGGGTCATGTCTTTGCTTCTTGTTTTTTTCCTATCCCTGGTGCATTCGGGACAGGCTACGCGGGCGTGGTCGTTGAAATGTGTTTGCTCAAGGACCGCTTCGATCATCTACGTTCCCGTCGAACAGATCGTGTTGATTGCGACCATGTTCAACATGGCTCTCGATGATGTTCTTGATCTTCACTTCCCAACTGCTGGGATACAAAGCGAAGCAATGGCTTCCGGCGCCATTGGTCTTTGGCCTATTGTCCTTGGGCGGCTGTTCGCCGAACTCCCTGTAATAAATGGAAGCCATCTCAGAGCCGACAGACCACGCAGTTTTTTTGTCAAGCGTCACGCCCATGTTGCGGGCCACTTGTGGAACTGTGATCCTCTGATTCATTTCATTGACCCGTCCTTCCTCCTTGGGAAGCTACGATTTTTGGACGGAGTCTGAAGTTTGTACCCGTCCTTGTTTGAACCGCCCTTGGACAGCGCAACGGCGTGGGCTACGTCCTTGCCCTGCCTGTCCACTCCCTTCGCGTCTAGGGCCCTTCTGGCCCTTTGGCGCTCCATCCGAGAGGGGTGTTCGTCCCTCCCCTTCTGGGTCTTGTACTCCTGCTTGTAGTCCCTCATTGCAGAGTCCCCGGGCCTTCGTGCATGTCTTCCTTCAGATCCTCGGCGATCATCTTGACCGCTTCGACAAGGGTCAGCATCACCCCAAGCGATGCCATGTTGAAACTGCGCATGTTGATCTTGAGGGAATCGGACATCTCATCAACGGTGATCAAGATGGCGGGCTTACCCGACCCACTACGAAGCTCATCAACGAGGTTCGCCATCTCATCAACACCAACATTGATGTGCGTCTCAAACTTCTCGACTTCTGCTTTCACTTCGATCTCCAGACGGGCTGTGCCCGCGCATGACTCCTGACCGAGCGGCTGCTTCTGTATTCGCCCGTCTTCTCAATGAGGTTGAGCTTGGACAGATGTAAACATACCGCTCCCCATGCGTTCGGAGAGGGTGGATAGGGTAGACCGTTGTTCTCTGCCCTGACCCTGACCTCCTCGAACAGGGCGCCTTTGTACCCTATGTCTCGGAGGTATGCAAGCGCTATTTTGAGGGCGGCGCTATGCCAGTCACTTCCTGCATTGAACAGAGCTTGCTGAGCCCCAGCATCTCTCAGAGTTTGACCGTCCATTCCTGCCTCTCTTTTGATTTAGGCAAGCCTCTGCCAAAGCCAGGGGTTGGGTGATCCCCCCTGTCTTGCACTGCTCTTCCTGGTAAGAGACCAAGAAGAGATGTCATCCTCCGTGATGCCTGTCATCCTCTGTATCGGATGCTGACCAATTAAGAAGGTGGGTAAGTCCTTCCGGCTGGTCCCTGCCGCCCCGCGAATCACCCTGTACGCATCATTCGCTTCCTGTGCTGGAGGGCACATGAAGCCCGGTCCCCTGGATCACCGGCGTTGACAGGCCCGACCACATGCTCTGATCGGTGAGGTGTTTCCTGGGTTCAGCCCATGCAGGCATCTGCTAACGCGCCCTGACGGTCATCTGCACTGACCACCCCCGGCACCTGGGGCCAGAGGCTCAGTCTGGTTGCCCAAGGGTGAGAGCCCCGAGGGTGGTCAGTGCAGACGACAAGAACATCCTACGTGATGCCGCCGGGGTTTGCAAGCGGAAACCTCTGGGCTACACTGTCTTCCGCTCAGTTGCTTGAGCGATCTCCCTCCTGTGGCGCTGGGTAGCGCCTTGACCCCGGTGAGCGCGTCTCCCGGGGTCTTTTTTTTGCCCCGGGATCTCCCGGACTGTGATCACACATCGAGGGCACTCCTTGTCTTGATGCCAGTAGATGTGCTTCTCCTTGACCTGCCTGTCGTTTACATAGAGCCTTCCCTGGAGCAGATCTAAGATGAGGCTCTCATCCAAGTCTGGCCGTCGGGAGGCGTACCAGATGTGGATCTCGACCGAGACATCCTTGTCTGTCGGGTTCTCGACAGGCACACATTGCTGTTGAAACGCATCTGCGTAGGTCAGTGCCTTCTGGCTCTTGATCAGCCGGGACATCCCTCCGAACCGGACAAGCCTTCGGCTGTTGGCTTTGCTGGCCGGCTCCCCAAAAATTTCTCTTGTCTCACAAAAAAGTGCTTGCACTGCATCTAAGCTAGTGCTATGCTCTGTCTCATCGTTCAACACAGGAGGTCTCCTTGATCATCACCAACAACCACGGTGCCCCAGCTACGCTGGTCGCCTTGGCGAACAAGAACTATTACTCGAAGGGGGACTCGGACTATTCTGTCACCGAGCTTCTGTCCCCGCCTCGGGTCAGACGCCTACAAGAACGGCACGACCCTTCCTTGAAGAAGGATGTGTCGGACATGTTGTGGGCCTTGCTCGGATCGGCACTCCATGTGGTTGCCGAGCGGGCCTCTGCGGAAGGTCATGTTGTTGAAGAGCGGATCATTGCAGAGGTGGACGGGGTCAAGGTGTCGGGCGCCATCGATCTGCAGGAGATGACCGCCGAGGGCGTGGTTATCACCGACTACAAGTTCACCTCCGCCTATTCCGTGATGAACGAGAAGAAGGAATGGGAAGAGCAACTGAACCTGTACAAGTGGCTGGTGGAGTCCGTCAAGAGGATCCCAGTCAAAGGTCTCAAGATTTGCGCATTGATCCGTGACTTCTCCCGCCATGACCGGCGCGAGAACTATCCGGAGTCCCCGATCCATATGGTGGACATCCCGATGTGGGACTCAGTCAAGGCAGAGGCGTTTGTGCGTGCTCGTTTACATCTGCACGCAGAAGCCAAGTTTGCTGACGCGATGGAGGGTCCGCTTCCTCCTTGCTCTGCAGAAGAGCGTTGGTTCTCAGAGACGACCTACGCTGTGAAGAAGGAAGGCAGGAAGACTGCCGTCCGTGTGTTCAAGACCATTGAAGAGGCCAACGAACTGGCCGCGAAAGAGAAGGCTCACTATGTCGAAGTCCGAGTCGGAGAACCCCGCCGTTGCACTGGAAACTACTGTAACGTCGCAGAGCACTGCGACCAATGGCAGTCAGAAGTCCGTGCTGGATCTGCTGAAACTTGATGTCCGTGGCTTCATCGAGAAGAAGCAAGGGCTGAGCTATGTCTCATGGGCACATGCCTGGGCCATCGCCCTCAAGGCCGACCCGTATGCGAACTTCCGGGTTCACATGTTCGGCCCGAATGGCGACGAGGCCTACATGCGTGTAAATGGCACGGCACTGGTTTGGGTGGACGTCACCATCTTTCAGAAGTCGATTACCTGCTGGCTTCCCGTGATGGACCATCGCAACAAACCAATCTCTGATCCGGATGCTTTCCAGGTCAACACGGCACTCATGCGGTGTCTGACCAAGGGCCTGGGCTTCCACGGCATCGGCCTGAACGTTTACGCGGGAGAGGATCTGCCTCTTGCCGTGCCGGGTGATGAAGAGGAGCCGGTCAAAAAGGAGGCGGAGCCCGTCAAGAAGGAGGCCGCTAAGCCTGCCGTCAAGAAAGAGGAGCCCCAGAAGAACGAAGACCTTTCGGCGTCTGAAGAGCTTTCCGCAGAACTGTTTGCGGAAGGCTTCGTGGAATACATGATCGTGGTCAATAGTACCGAAGGCTTGAACAGCTATTGGAAGACCAACCAATCCAGGCTGGACAAGCTGAAGGTTAAGTACCCCGATCTGTATGAGCGCTGCTTGTCCGTTGCCAAGGACAAGAAGCAACAACTGAGCAAGGAGTGATCATGGCATTTGAACAACGTCCCGATTCCGGGCGGCTGATGGCCGCTCAGAGCAAGCGCAGCGAGAAGGCCCCGGACTACTGGGGAGAACTCGCCATCAACATCAAAGACTTGACCAACGCACAGGTTGAGAAGGGCTTTGTCACCTTCAAGCTCTCGGGCTGGAAGAAGCAGAGCAAGACTGGCGTTACCTACCTGAGCTTGGCGATTGATCGCCGGGTTCCCCAGGAAGAGACGCGCAAGCCCGCCCAACGTCAGGATGATGACGACGTTCCGTTCTGATCTCGTTTACACCAGGAGAAAACCATGAACAAGACCAAGCAAGCTGAAGACATGTTCCGCGCAGACCCCTCTCTCTCCGCCAAGGAGGTTGCTGAGAAGCTGGACATGCACATCAGCCACGCCTACAACACGCGGCGGAAGATTGTGGGCGCGGTCTTCAAGAAGAACCGCAAGACCCAAAGGACCATGAAGGTCGTGTCGATCAATCAGGAGCCCAAGCAGGAGCCCAAGATCAGCGACAAGCATGTGGAGGCGATGGGCAACTCCAACATCCTTCTCCAGGCTCAACTGAACGAGGCACTGCGGGAGCTTGAGGACTGCCGTGCCGTGATTCGGTATCTGGAGAATAAGATCAATGCCGATGCAGTTTGAGGCGCGAAAGGTCGCCCTCAAGCAGGACAGGACAGGGTTCGTGCTAACCATGTCCGTCCACCCCGACGAATTCCCGTCAGAGCTTTTGCGGGACTTCGTTGGGGCAAGGTACGCCTGTGTGATGGTGCGTATAAACGACGACGAGACGCCCGTTGTCTACAAGAACAGGGTCCAGCAGGCAGGAATGCTTTGCAAGAACCCCAACTTCCAGAAGTTCATGAACACCAAAGGGGAGGACGCCACTGTCAAAGCCTTGTGCGACCGTCTTGGGGTTGACTCCCGGACAGAACTCAATGGCAACTCACTGGCTCAATCCCTCTTCGACGACCTTATGGCGGAGTTTGAAAATGAAGCCTTCTAACCTTCGACCGTTCTTCGCCTACCTGAGTGAGTCTCAGTATGCAGCGTTGAAACAGTTTGCCAAGCAGACGGGTGTTTCCATGACGCATCTGATTCGGGAGGGCATTGACGCTCGCCTGTCTTCTGGAAACCTTTTCCTGGCTGGCTACAACCAGGGTTTGCAGGACGCAATTTCTGCAATCAATCAGAACAACATCTCCAAAATGACCTTCCCTTCAGGGAAGACTTTCGGTGAACTCATTGTTGAAGATATCTCCAATCTCACAAGGAACGCAAATGGAACAGGAACCAATCAGAGCCAAGCGCCGCAAGAAGCTGCCGGGAACACTGCCGACCCCGGAGAAGCAGCGTGAAGCCCAGCGACTCAAGGACGCCGCCATTCGAGCCTGGGCTGCTGATCGAAAGGTTGGAACTCAGCCACCAACGTTCCCGGAACGTCGATAACTGGCCGTTCGCCTTCTCCATCATCGATGGAGAGGTTGTGAAGAACGTCCACCGTTTCAACAAGAAGGCATTCATTGCCGCACAAGAAGAGGCGCTTCTATGAACCCGATGGAAATGAACAAGCCATCGTCCCGGTACGAGCAGATTGGCTACATCTGCAGGGGGCTGCTCCTTGTTCCTCACTACATCATGCGGGGATCCTTTGTTGCCCCGGGTCATAGGAACGAGGCTCCCCGCGTCTTCCATGAGTTGCAACTGAAGCTCATGGGAGCCAAGCCCGTCAAACTTCAACTGTGGCCTAGGAACTACAAATGAATTACTCCATCGTGGAACTTGAGGTGATCCGCTGGGCAGAGGCCCGGGGCATCATCCCTAACGCAACCACCAAGTCCCAGCTTCTCAAGGCCATGTCTGAGTTCGGTGAACTCGCAGATGCTGAGGGCAAAGGAGACATGGAGGCCATCAAAGATGCCGTTGGGGATGTGGTGGTCTGTCTGATCAACTACTGCGCCCTGCACGACATCAACCTTGTTGCGTGCCTGAACGGTGCGTTTGAACAGATCAAGCATCGCAAAGGTCGGCTGATGCCCGATGGCACGTTCGTAAAGGAGGTGTGATGAAGATCAAGATGCTGGCTAAGGCCCGCCAGCTATGGCGCACGGGCAACACGCGCCTGGACAGATACAACCAACGGGCATGGGTTCGTGCCATCCGTCGCCTGGGCGACAAGTGGCTGCTGGCGAAGCATGTGCCACGGAAGGAGGAAGCATGAGCGGCGGGCACTTTGGATACGCGCAGTACAAGATCGATCAGATCGCTGATCAGATCTCTGAGGTCATCCGAAGGAACGATGAATCTCCGTTCCCCTACCGTCCCGAAGTAGTACAGCGTCTTATCGAAGCTGTAAACGCTTTGGAGGTTGCATTTGTTTACGCACAGCGTGTGGACTTTCTCATCTGTGGCGATGACAACGAAGAAAACTTTGAGCGCAGGCTCTTGGAAGACCTCGCTGACGTTGATGAGGATCTGAGGAAATGAACCAGAAGCTCTACGTCATTGACTTCCATTCTCAGGGCAATGTTGTCCCCGAGAAACGGATTGCTGTCTCTGCCCAAACCCCAGACCGGGCACTTGATGCCTTCTGGTGTTGGATCAGACTGCAGCCTTGGTATTTACACACATGGCAGTTAAACCTTGCCATGACGGAAGTTCTGTGGATCACCCCACCAGACTCCAACATCAAGCTCTACTAACAGGGGATCGCCATGAATAAGCCTCCGAGCAACAAAGGCAAAAGCATCAGTCGAGTCAACGCGCTTTCATTTGCGCAGCTAGTGAAGTTCTTAAATGAGGGTTTGTACTCATGCAAAGAGCTAGCAAGTCTGACAGGATTGCACTATGTCACTGTGCTGGATCACACGAGAGCCATGCACAGGGCTAAAGCCATTCACATCTGTGAATGGGAAACAGACTCACGCGGCAGGGCAATGATCAAGATCTACAAGATGGGCGAGGGCAAAGATGCCAAACGCCCAAAGCTCAGCGGGGCACAGAGATCCCTTGCCTACCGCGCTAAACAGAGTCAGCTTGAAACGCTCAGGAGGTTGCATGGACAAGAACCTTGATCACTGCGCCCCGTCAATGACAGGCGAGCACCACTGGCGCCCGTACCTGTCGGGCGGGTACAAATGCATTTACTGCAGGCAGGAATGGGTGCCCGTCGAACCCTACGTTGATCCCGACGAGATCGAAGCGTACAGGCTGCAGGAGCCCGAGCCGGAGTCGTGGTGGCCGGAGATTTTGGGCATCGTCGTGGCGATCATCCTGATTGCGGCAGTGTTCGCGCCTGTGGGGATGGGGAAATGAAGGAAAAGATCCTTTTCCTCGTCGCCACCTGCATCTGGTTTGTCGTTGGCGTGATCATTGGTAGCGCCATAAGGGTGTTGCCATGAGCGCCGTTAATAAATGGTCCCCTACCGATCCCAGGCACTTTGCCGGCATGTCCACATCAGATTTGCGGCGCGAGCTTGAGCGGGCGGTTGCGTTCTCGAAGAAGTACCCCCAGTTCCAGCATGGATGGTACAACGAATACATCCAAGAACTGAGGAGGCATATTGCAGAAAGCATCGGGATGAAAAAGAAATGACCATCAACCCCCGAGCCTTCCTCCGCAGGTGCTTTACCTGCAACAAAGACTACCGCGACCACCCTGGCAGCAGTCTGCGGCGAGGGATCTGGAGATGTTCTGCGTGTACACGCAGCGCAAAGTCTGAAAAGTAAAACAAGGAGTGGCGATGAATGCTCAATCAAAAGATCTTCATCCTTTGTTGGATGATGTAAAGTTTAACGGTGCTGACTACGTTCCAGAGAGAGATAACGCACGACTTACTGGGCAGTTGTTAAGGGTTTGGAATGTAGTCTCTAACGGAGGCTGGCACACCCTAAAAGAGATCTCTCAAAAAACGGGAGATCCAGAAGCCAGCGTAAGTGCTCAGCTAAGGCATCTCAGAAAAGATAGATTTGGTGGCTACACCGTAGAGCGTAAACACATCCGATGGGGTTTATACAAATACCGCGTTATTTTGAATAGGACAAAGTCGGCAGAGGAGAACCAATGACTGCCGCAACTACCAAAAAACTTTGGTCTCAGCAGACTATCGAGGAGCGCGTTCGCACCGCGCTTAGTGCGGAGCGGATGTTTATAGAGCGTATTGATCCAGATGATCAGGCGCTTACCCAGGACAACTACAAGAACAACATCGGTCTCTACGTGCTAGTGGACGAACATCGTCAGTTCATCCGGGTTCTGGAGAACATTCTGGAGAAGACGACAGCCGAGCCGGTGCAGATGCACCCATCCCAGTTTGCCGAACTCATCAAAGGCAAGGAGACCATGATCGGCGTGCCTGTGTATTGGTCCGAGTGGCCTACTAAGGAGAGAAGCAATGATCACACTACGTGAAGCCGCTCAGCAGGCGCTGGAGGCGTTGAAGAACAACGCTGGCGAGATGAGAGTCGAGGGCGCAATCAGCATCCTTGAAACCGCCCTGGCGCAGCAGGCCGAGCCAGAGGGAGGGGGCAATTTGCCACCCCCCTTGCAGGTTCCCAATGACGTCGCTGCAATCCTGACCACAACAGACATCGCATGGCTGGAGACGCGCCGCCTGACGAAACTTTGGCAAGAACTCGGGCAGATGCGCTGGGCAGGAGTAGATGAAGGTTGGGACCGCGCAATCGATGCAGTGCGTAGCCGTTTAAACGACGAGTGCCTAGCGGTGCTGTACTGGAAATTAACGGCTGACAAAAGCCAAGCGACAGCGGTCGAGCTGTTGCAAAAAATGCAAGGATGAATATGACAAAGCCAAAGACGCACCATGATTTCAACCCTGTTGGATTTGGTCTTGCCCCAATGAAGCGCGAGGGTGATGTGCAAGATCCTGATGCGCTGACATGGGAGTGCGGCGATCCCACAATGTGCGATCACTGTCGAGACTTTTACGAAAACTGGAAACGGCGTTATACGGAGCAGGAGGCGAAGGCTGCTTTTGACCGCGCAAGGAGTAACACATGACCACCCTACGCGAAGCCGCCCAGCAGGCGCTGGATGTGATGTCAGACATCTCCAGTTTTGAGAGATGGAGTGAGGCGCGAGACGCCCTGCGCGCCGCGCTAGCGCAGCAGGATGATCCGGTGGCTGTCGCAGAGCGCGAACGCATCGCTGCGCAGTGGGACGGCTGCGTCACCCATCAACTGGACACATTCGGCCCAGTGGACATCGGCGCGAGCATTCGGGCTGGCGAACTGGTGGAGCCAGCGCAGCAGGTCGAGCCGTTAATCAACCAATGCGGTGAAACCTGCGAGCGAGCCAAGCTGTGCGCTGTGTGCGCGAGCAAGCTGGCCGAGCCGGTGCAGATGCCGGCGCAGGAGCCCTACTGCCACGTCTACGAGTACGACAGCGTGTTCGGCTTGCACCGCGAGCTCTACCCGCGCGAGTACAACGGCAGAAAGCCTGACCGCGCGGTGCCTCTCTACACCACCCCGCCCCAGCGCCTGCCGCTGACGGAGGAGGAGATTGACGAATGCTTTGAGTCAGTGATGTTCAACCCAGACATCGAACCGACTCGGGAGCTTATTGCCCGCGCCATCGAGGCCGCGCATGGCATCAAGGAGGGAACATGAATGACCTACGAACCGCCGCCCAGCAGGCGCTTGCGTTCACTATGCGCGATTTTGCAACCATGCGTGATTTTGAGGCAGCAAGAGCGGTGCTACATGACGACCTCCGCGCTGCGTTGAAACAAGAAGAGGAAGCCTCTGCATGGTTATCTGAACGCAAAGAACACTGGCGCAAAGAGCGCGAAAAAATGCAAGCAACAAAAGACCAAGACCCTGAACTGTCCGCTGCCCTCGGTTGGCCTGGAGGTACCAGCGATCCGGTGCTAGATCGCACGCGGCTGCTACAGATGGTGGCAGCGCTGCGCGTGGCTTCCAAGCAGGCGCTGGAGGCGTTGGAGTCCGGGTTGCTGATACCGCACAGTGCCGAAGTGTTCACAGCCCTCCGCGCCGCGCTGGCGCAGCAGGATGAGCGCGATTGGTCTCTGTTGGAAGCAACGCAGGAGTCTCTGCGCGAGCACATGACTGAGATTCATCGACTCCGCGCCGCCACACCCCAGCTACTGGCCCAGCGCGACGCGCTGCTGGAGGTGTTGAAAAGCACTGGGCTGTTTTTGCACCACTGCTGGTGCGATGTGCAGATGGACGACTACTCGTTTGAGAAGTTGAATCGGCAGATGGAGATTGTGGACGCCGCCTTGATGGCGGCGGAGGAAACGAAATGACCCCGACACCAACAAACAAGCTGCGCTTTGTGGAGCGCAAGGACTTTACCGACGACCCTGCAAACCCGGTAGTCCGGCGCATCCTCCAGCAGTGGTGGGAGCCCGCATTTTTTACCGAGCCGGGCGAATGGCGCGATGTTCCTGTGGAGATGGAGGAGGGGAAATGACCCGCGAAGCCATCATTCGCATGGCGCGGGAGGCTTGCGAAACAACAAGCTGGAAACCCGGGCTTGGCAACGAGCACGTTGTTGAATTCATGGCACGCTTCGCAGCCCTTATCGCCGCTGTCGAGCGTGAGGCAATAGCGCGGATATTCGACGGCCCCGTATGGAGCTACGACTACCGCGAGATTGCGGCCGCCATCCGCGCAAGGGGGAACGCATGACCACCATTCATTTCTACTGCCCGCTGCGTCGGGCATATGTATCAATGCAAGTGCCGACAGAGACGGCTTTCAAACTGGCGGGGTTGGTATGACCGACAAAGAAATGCTGGAGCTTGCCGCGAAAGCGGCGGGGCTCGACGCACAATGGGATTGCCCAGAGCGCGGGATGATGATGTTGACGCCGAACGGCGTAGACACAATGACATGGAACCCGCTGACCAACGACGGGGATGCGTTGCGGCTTGCGGTGAAGTGCCGTCTCGAAATAGGTTTTCCCGCGCCCCGTAAGGTCTGGTCGTTTGGGCGGAAAAGCGATGTTTGTTCTGAGGAGTACAGGTCAGACCCCCTCGCCGCCACCCGCCGCGCCATCGTCAGGGCTGCGGCAGAGATCGGAAAGGCTATGGTATGACCCGAGAACACTACCTCAACATCCTGATCCTGCTCAGCAATCTGGAGTCGCTTATCCTGGCGCACAAGGCGCCGATTCCGGTTCCTCTGTCTGCGGACATTGACTACGTTACGAAAGAGCTTCGTAAGGAGATCCTGAAATGAAACAGCGAGCCCGCATCCGCAGGGTTAAGGAGAACACCTACAAATACTACATTTACATGTGGACGCTCAAGCGTAGGTGGCGATCCATAAAGGAAGAGATGCGCAAGCTCAGCGATGAGATGCGCAAGGTATACGAGATCAGCAGGGAGGAACATGCATCTACCCAATGATTACGCTCGCTGTGCGGGCACGCACCGGGCAGAATGCCAAGACTGTCTGCGCAGGACGTCACCGTCAAACTCAGAGCGCCAAGTCTGGATAGGCGTCTGGGTACTCCCAGAACCGTGTAAGTCAAGGATTGCCGATGAAGTGCCCAAGGTGTCAAAAAGAAGGAAAGAGCCCCGTTCTGGAAAGCCGACCAACTGACGGTCAGATCTGGCGCAGGCGGATGTGCGGTCTGTGTTTCAACACATATGTCTCTTGTGAGATCGCTGAACCCGGCATGACCATGCCTACCAAGACGCAATCACGGCACCGACTCAAAGATCGCACCACCAAGCCCGAGCAACGCAACGTAAGATGGAACAACATATGAGCGCGAACAACACTGGCCCCGGCCACTACAAGGACAAGGCTATTCAGCCTTGGGACTTCATCGTCTCCAACAACCTCAGCTATCTGGAGGGGAATGTCGTCAAGTACATCTCCCGCTGGCGGGAGAAGGGAGGAGTTGACGACCTCCGTAAAGCGAAGCACTACATTGAAAAGCTCATCGAGGTAGAGACTGGCGAGCAACCGCCGACCACGGTCAACGATGCAGCAATCCGAGCCCAGCGGGCTACCTGGGATGCCAGGACCAAGGGATGAACAACAAGCTGAACGCCGCAGAGAGGGAACATCTCCGCAGGGTCAAGGAGCTACCCTGCGGGGTCTGCGGCGCGGCGGGCCCTTCTGATGCTCACCACATCAAACAAGGGCTTCAGTACCTCTGCATCCCTCTTTGCCGGGACTGCCATCAAGGTGGTTTCAACGGCATCCACGGACAGGCCAGGATCTGGTCTGTCCTAAAGAAGGATGAGATGACCGTTTTAAACGACATCATTGCGCGGCTATCATCTTCTTGATGTGCTGAATGTTGGAGGCCATGTTGTTCTCCATCGTCGTGATGTTGAGGGTGATGTCCCTCTTCTCATCCGCATCCATGTCTGAGGCCCGCACAAAGGTCTTCATCTCGCGGAAGTCCTTCATGGATTTCTCCATGTCCAGCACGTAGTCCTTCGTCAAGAACAGTCCCTGGTTCTCTTGCACGTAGTCCGCCCAGTCCTGGGGCTTCATACTTCTTTCCAGGAGGTTGGCGGTTCTTACAGCCTCATCCACAGAGTTCTTCAACTCGTAGTAGGCAGTGACCTGACCTCGTGCCTCGGGATCCACCGCGAACCGTTTAATCACCGGCATCTGTTCAAACCGCTTGGATGCCTTGGGGGAGTCGCTGTTCATGTCGTAGATGGCATCGAACAGATCCACCATGTACCCGCCCAGAGTACCGGTGTATCCCCGGATCATCTGGTCAACCTTCATGGGCGATAGCTGGAGTGCCGTGGGTAGTCCCTTGCTTGCTTCCCCGGCCAACTCTGCAAGCCTGGAGGTGGAAGGCCCGACCTGATACGCCGGAGCCACACTCTCCAGACCCTGAGACACGATGGGCCTCTGGGTGAAGAAGGAGTAGTTCGTCACCGACTCCACAATCGGAAGAGCCGTCTGAGGGATCGGGTTAAACGCCAGGGTGCTGGTCAACTGCCGAGCCATCGACTTGAGGAAGTCCTTCCCGGTGTCATCCCCAAAGCTGTACTCCAGGATGCGCTCAGGGATGACCTTGAAGAGAACACCGATTTCAAACGGGATGGGAATCTTGACGTCCCCTAGGATCCAGTAGTTGTCCCGGGTCTCTTGCTCCTGCTTCTTCCACTCATCGTCTTCGTGGACCAGCATCCAGTACATCGTGGACAGGGCTGCGATGGTCATGCCCCGGATGAAGAAGCTCGTCTGGATCTCCTTGGCGTTTGCTTCCGTACCCTTCCCAAATGCCGCCCGGTACAGAACATCAAGGCCCTGCATCCGAGCATTCAAGAACGGCACTGCTGCGGTCAGAACACGCACCAGAGGGTTGTTGCCCTTCCGGTTGAAGTTCATCACCTCCACCGCCCGGAACAGAGCTTCTGCCTCATTGCCGGTCGCCGCAAGAGTCTTCTTGTAGACCTCCATGCGGGTTGCTGCGTCAGAAGCCTGGGTGCCCGTTTCAAGCGCATCCCAGAGAGATGTAAACGGACGAGCCAGTTTTTCTCCAGTTGTGTAAATACCAGCTTTCTTGCGCAGAGCCCGGTCAAACCTACGTGCGCTGATCTCTACACCTTGGGAGTAGTCATAACCACCGATGACACCGGAGTTGAGGAGTGCCGAGTACTCTGGGTTCTGGCCCCTGAGAGCCTTGCCAAAGTTGGTCATGGTGTCCACCATTGGGGTCATCTTGACCCCGGAAGACACCCAGGCAGACACTGAGTCCCGCATCATGTTGGCAAGCATGAAGGCAGGATCCTTGGTGACCAAGTTCCGCAGGACGTTCGCCGGTCCAGCCAGAAGCCCAATGAACGGCAGATCCCCCAGGTTCAGACTCTTCATGGCCTCCACGAAGAGCATGTCCTTGGTCTCGTAGTACGAGGTCTTGCCGTTCTCCAGCACCTTGACCACGTTGGGGGCCGAGGAGACGTAGTTCAGCCTGTTTGCCTGACCGATGGCAACAGCAGTGTTTACAGCACGCTGGGCTGCAACGTTCTTCATCCCCGCTTCGATGGAGTACTGAACGTTCCGGACCACCGTCTCCAGGAACTCTCCGATGGGCAGATCAGATTTCTTGAGTTTCTTGGGGGCGCGAACACCAGACAAGGAGGCAAAGATCTGGGGGCCGACAGTCTCTTCCCCGTCAGCCTGACGGTAGAAGGGGATGTAGTCCGAATACTTGACGAACTCCTTGGCCGCTTCTTCAGAGAGAACCCCGGTGTCCTTCAGATATTGAACCAGACCATTGTTGAACTTGATCCATTCATCATGGATGTCTTTGAACTCAGGATGATCCTTGAGGATCTGCGCGGCAGTAGCACGATCTGCCGGCGTGATGATCCCGGTTTCTCTACCCTGTCCGTACAAACGGATGCCCCTGTTTATAGCGGCCCAGGTCTGGTACTTCTGGTAGATGAACGGATCGTTGTACTTCGCCAGCGGGGCGAAGATGGCAATCGGCCCCTTGACCGTGTTGTTGTTGTTGACGATCTTGGTGTGACCGTTTACATACACAGGAATACCGCCAACGCCATCATGCACCCCCATAGCCCCGGCCAGGACACCGGCACTCAGATCAGACATGAGCGCAGCGCCATGAGAACTTGCATCCGCAAGCAGCGGAGCGCCGCCCATCAGGCGGACAAGCTCTTTGTCGTACTCGCTCAGACGGTTGTACCGATCCAGGAAAGCCGCCCGGAAGGAGGAGGCAGACTTCGGGGCAATGGCCTCGGTGATCCGCTTGATGAAGGACTTTTCTTCGCGGGGGGTGGTGATCTGATCGACCCGGGCACGGGTGACAGGATCTGTCGTATCACGCAGGCTTGCCTTGATGCTCGGATCTACAGGATCAAACTTGCCAACGTTGCCGATGGCAGATTTGATCTGTTCGGGGCGGAAGGCAATATATGCGTTTTGATCTTTCCACTCGGCATTTCCATGTTTTTTAATGATGATGCCGTCATACAAACCGTACATCTCATCAAGAAACGCATCCGAACTTCCCCAATGCCTGTTTGCTTTATGAGCCTTGGCGGCTGGCCCCCTCGTTGGCTGCGAGTCCTTCCACAAATCACGAAGCTCTTGAAAAGAATCAAGAACAAGTGGATTTTTCAGGCTCAGATACGACGGCATCGTCACAGGACCATAGTCCTGCGCCCGGGCTCGATTGTCTGTAAACCACGATCCTATTGAATCCAGACCATCAATTGCCTTTTGTGGCGGGCGCCGCATGAATTCTGAAAAGTCTGCAGCCGTCCCGTGATACACCACAAGAGGCCTTCCATCCCCATCAACAACGGCACTATCCTTGAACCATCTCCAGAAGTTCTTGGTTCCTTCTTCATTGGGATAGATGGGCTTGTTGGTGCTGCTGGTAGTAGGACGCTCAGTGCCGTCTACGTTGACGGTGTCACGCAGGCTGAACCGGGGCAGTCCGGTAGTGCGGACACGCTCCTTCATAGCGGGGGTGACATCGAAGCCGGGTTGCTGGTCATGCGCGTACTTGGCACGGAACCCGCCTTCCCCAAGTCTCCTCAAGTCCTCCTTCATTACTTCTTTGTCGTACTTCCGCATGGAGTCCTTGAGCAGATTGACATCTGTCATCTGCCCACCACCAACCTTTGGCAGGAGCTTCTTCACTGCTGTCGGGACAATGGTGTCGTAGAAGGTCTTCATGCCTTCGCCGCCGACCCTGAGATCGAGGCCGGAAAGCTCACGCGTATCTGCAAGGGCAGGCTCGACTTCAGGGTCAAAAGGCTGCTTGCCTTCGCGGGCGTCCATCTTTTTAACGATCTCGACGCCAACAATATCCTCAAGCTCGCTACGGGTGAAGTTGCCATCCTTCACGTTTCTGCCGCCTGCCATTACGTTAATGCTATAACCTTTTCCAGTAGGCTCGTAAGAAATACTATCAACCTGCTTGCTCAGGTCATATCGCTCGGCACTCTGGTCCCCGTTTACAAACGCCACCTTGTCATAGCCACCCTCTCCGGCCATGACCATGATGCGTTTCAACGCAAGGTTCAGCCAGCCTTCGGTCTTGGTGACGAAGGGGGCGGCGGGGATCCGATCCCGCAAAGCAACTGCCTTGTCCCAAGCCTCCTCCATCTGTCTGCGTTCGTCCATTACCTTCGCAATGCTGTCAATATCTTCTCTTGCTGCGAGCTTTTCTCCCATGCGTATAGCAGTCGCTCGCTCTTCTTCGGTGTCTGCGGCGTCAAGGTAAAACAATTTTGCGCGCTCTCTCAAACCGCGCTTCCATTCTTTAAATGATTCCCTCCAGTCCCCGGCAATAAACCCCTTCTTCTTCCCCTCCTGCCCCCAGTCAGATTGAATCTCTTCCACAAACAGCACCTTGTTGCCTTCGGCGTCGGTGCGGTCGTTTACACGGATATGGGCAAGGACGTTGGGCTGCTTCCAATGACTAGACCTGTACTCCGGCCTGTTTTGCGGGGCTCCATATGCCGCTTTATCCAATTCAGCAATCAACCGATCAGCCTCGGCGTTCTCTTCCTTTGTGGCTTTTCGGCGCCAAGCGAAAGAACCGTTGTACTTTTCTTGCATCTGCTCTTGATACGAGACCCATGCACGTTTGGCTCTTTCGTGTTCGCTTCTGGAGATGTCAGGAATGGTTAGCAGCACTTCCCGGTAGTTCTCGCCGCCCGGGAGGCTGTATTGGCTGTACTGGGCTTGACTACTTTCCGGCGCAGTTGTTGGGCCCTCACGATCAAAGCGATCACGAAGCTCTTCAAGCTCTTCTTTTTCTGCGGCACTAAGGTTTCTATAGCCCCTGGTTTCCAGTAGGTCAAGCCTTTCGCGCCACGGCTCTCTTCCGCCCAGCACCGTCTCTTCAACCTGCACGCCACCATTCTTCAGGTAGGCCAGCAGATCTTCCTTGGTGACAGAGCCCTTCTGGAGATCAAGCCAGTCCCTGACGCCAGACCACTCGATCTCTTCCGGCTTGACACCCTTCTGGGTCAGGCCATTGATGTAGCCCTTCCATGCCTCTGCCGTTCCCTTGCCAGGGCCTTGGGAGACCTTGGCTTCGAGTTCGCTGTAGAGGCCGAGCTTGTCTCTCAGGCTGAACTTGACTTTGCTTTCTCCGCCAAACTCTTCTTTTAGAGCTTTTGTTTGACGATATTCAAGCGGAATCAACTTGGTTGCTGTCAATGAAAGGCCGCGGCCTGATTGAAACCTTTGCCCTTTGATTTCAACGCTGTCACGGCGTTCGTATTGATCAGGCTTCTTAGACCCAAAACGGTCTTTTACATACAGGACAACAGGGGCAGACTCAACACCTTCAGCCGCCATCGCAGCCATACGGTGTCTGCCCTCATGCCCAATGATGACTCCCTTCTCAATGTCCCATTCCAAAAATGGGGTCTGAGATTGACGGGCGATTTGTTCTCGATCCAACTTTCCAGCTTCCGCCTTAATCTCGTCGGCAAATTCTTTTGAAGGTGTTGTTGCCCCAATAAAGTCTTGTGGGTTTACATAAGCGGCTATACCAAATGTCCTGCCGTCTATATAACCATAGTCATTGATCAGTTTGTCAATGCGTCTGTCTGACCATGTTGCATCAGTTTCTCTCAGGCTGGGCTTGGCAATCGGGATGATCTTCTTGCCGGCCTTGATCTTCTCTTGATCTCGGATGACAACGGTGTTCCCGTCCCTCTGCCGGTCGTAATCGACAAAGAATCCATCGTGCCGTAGTGCAGCGTCTTCTGGCCTGCCCGTCCTGTCCTTGTTGGTCAGGCCGATGATCATGCCCTTGTTGAAGAGGTTGCCCTTCTGGCCGGGCCGAGGATCCAGGAACCGGGCGTCGTAGTTATCGCCGTTCCAGACCTGGAACTTGTCCCCGGTCTTCTCATCCAGCACAAAGTCGGGCATGTCCCGCTTGCTTGTAAACGCCATCGCCACGTTGAACCCATTGTTCAAACGCTTGATCATGGCGTCCCAGTTGGACCCGACACCAACCGTCTTTCCTTCAACAACCTGAGCCGCGCCGTCAGAGCTATAGGTCAGGTGGTGGTTGTCAGCAATCGGACCCGGCGTTGCCAGCTTGGTGTAGTCATAGAACCGGACACCAGGGAACCCCTCAATGAAGGGCTTGAGCATCTTCGGCGGGAAGTCGCTCGTCACGTTCAGGCGTATAGCAGGTGTGTAAACCTGCTTCTTAACGCGACTTTTTTCTCCGTTCTCTTCCGTGATGACCTCAAAGCCCTTGTCGCTCTTGGCCCAGGATTCAAACTTCTTGATCTCGTCGTAGAGGACGATGCCGAACTCTTCCGGGTGCATCACCAGGGCTTCGGTCTTCAGATACTGAGACAGCCTGGGGCCGGCGCGGAACGGACCATCACCGCCGTAAAGCTGGTTCTGACCGCTGGTCTCACCCAGGCACAGACCCTCACACCGGGCCGACTGCGGGCAGGTAGACAGGTTGCGCTCGTTGATCTTCTGGGCGCTGGCAAGCCCAAGCCCCAGGGACGCCACGCTGTTCTGGATGTCTTCCGGAAGCTGGTACTCGTTCAAACGGGTCTTCTGCAGCTTCCCGTTTTCACCAAGGAGGGTGCCGACGTTGTGCTCGTCCTTGAGCACCTGCCGGGCCTGGGCGAGCTTGGCACGCTGATCTGCCGGCGAGAGTTGCTTGTACGCAGAGATGGCAGACTCAAGGCCCTTGCCGATGTCACCAATCGTCGTGGTCTTGGCGATAGCCTCGCTGCGCGGCTTGTAGAGCGTGAACAGCTTGGTCATCTTCATCTTCTCAGCGAAGGCATTGCCCTCTGCCAGTTGGATGAAGAAATCCTTCCGGCCATCCGAATGCTCCATGTCGAACTGGAGCATCTCCGGCGGCACCTGAACCATCACGTTGGCTTCAATCGGACCCTGATCGATGTTGCCAGCCCTGGTCCGGACAGCAGCAGGATTGGACTCGTTGGTCAGATAGATCCGGTTGGACGTTGGGCTGGTCGCCTTGAGTCTCTTGGTCTTGGCGACTTCCCGGGCGGACAGATTGCTGGTCGGGAAGTACAGGGTGACCGTGCCATTCGCGTTGAGCGGCACGTTCAGAACAGGATGGTTCTCTTTGCCCTTGGCAAGCTCTTTCTCCCCATACGGGGCCTTGATGGAGAGCTTGGGCGTTTCAACGGGCACCTCGATCTGCCCCGCCGAGGTATAGGGAAGGATGCCGTTCTGCTCTTCGTACTTCTCCGCGTCCGCATCCTCCTTCTCGGAGTCTTTCCAAGAATCGGGCGCGACGGGGCCGGCACGAAGCTCGCCCCGCTCCACCTTCTTGAAGATCCGCTCTGCATCAGGCTCGGCGCCGAATGCTTCCTTGATGGACTGGAAGAAGGTCCACAACTTCTTCACCAGAGCCTGGAGCATCCCAGGAGGGGCCTTGGTGGCCCTGAAGTCTGCGAAGGCATCAGCGATAGCCTCCTCCAGCATCGCCTCCTCGTCGCCGCCGTAGAACTTCATGTAGGCGTCGTACCGGGACATCTGCCCTTCTTGCAGAGGCTGTCTGTTTACATTCTTCTTCTTCAGGTACTGATCGACCCACTTCTCCTTGGCCTGCCGCTCAAGAGACTTCCACTGGGCCGGGGTGAAGAACCCAAGCTCCTTCAAGGCATGGATGGCCTCATGCCGCAGAGCAACGACAGGATCCACAGCATCAAGTGCCAGACTGAGAACCTTGGAGGCGTACTCCCCTTCAGCCTTCATGTCCGCCACAAGCCTGAGAGCCACATCCCTCAGTCCATAACGCGACATTATTCTTTGCAGAGCCTTGCCGAGCGCATCGATCTTGGCCTGGATCTCAGCCGGCACTTCCTTGGCCTCTTTGACCGGCTCAGTTTCCCGGACAGAAGGCTTCTCCTCGGGCTTCTCTGCCTTGGGCTCCATCTCCTTGCGGATCTCTTGCACAAGATCAGGAGAGCTTGACCAGTTATCCCAGGCCGCTCTCTGCTGGCGGAGTTCCTTCTCCCGCTTCTTGAGGGCATCGGGATCCTTGATGTCGATCCCTTCCTTCTTGGCGATCTCCGGGCGCCTGCTGGCGCCAGAGATGGCAGCAAGACGCTGGGCCAGTTGGTTCTGCTTGAGGGTGGCGATCTTCGCCATCTCCTCCGCTTCCCTCATGGCCGAGTCATCGAACCCAAAGAGATCACCACCACCCTCCGGCGCGGGACGGCCCTTGGAGACCTCCTGCACCGCCTTGATGATGTTTACAGCAGCAAGAGGGCTCTTGCCCTCCTGGATAGCCTTTACGCCGACTGCTTGGAGGCGGGAGTCTCCAGGGGCTGCGTTTGCGATTGCGGCTGCGCCTGCGTCAGATACGATATCGGCGCGATGCGCTCCAACAAGCTCTTCACTGCCGTTCTTTGCGATGGCGAAAGCTGGCTTTCCCGGGGACCGCCCCAGGAGTCCTCTAGCCGAGGCGTCTTCTTCGGAGATCCCTGATTTCCTGAAGTAGGCGACATAGTCTCTTCCCTTTCCTTGTTGATCCCGGATGTTCAACTCAGCATCCAGGATCGACGCCTGATCTGCATCGAAACCAGTAGCCTCATCATGGACCTGGGCGCGGATCAGCTTATCGCCGCTACGCTTCGCCAGATCAAACCTGTGCCGACCGGAGATGATCTCCAGCCTGCCGTCGTTCCTGCGCCAGACTTGGATGGGGGCAACACCTCGCTGATCGAAGGTTCCCTCCAGCTTCTCAACAATACCTTCAGTGTCGGCATCACCCTTGAACTGCGGCACTTCCTTTGACAAGGACAGTTGATCCAGGGGCAGTTCAACAATTGGGTAGTTGAGGATGAAGTTCTGGACCGGCTTTTCCTTAGCCGCATCCGCCGCAACTTCTTCTTCCTCTTTGGTCATAGCCACAGCAGGAGGCTTGACCGGCTCAACAACCTCCGGCTTTGCTTCTTCTGCAGGCTTCTCCGCCACGACAGGTTTTGTCGGCGCAGCACCTTCTCCAGGTTGTGTGGCCGGCTGTGTAGCTGTTTGTGTAAACAGATCAGGCGGGACAGTCTTCTCTCGGGGAACCCGCTGCGTCAGGATGGATTGGAGCGTGGATGCCCGCTGCTCCGGCGGCAGGTTCATGGCATATGCCCTTGCCTGATCCAGAGTGCCGACTGATCCATCGGGGAAGCGGAAGACGTCCTCTCCTTCGGGGGCCGTTGAAACAACAGGCTCAGTGGGGGCGGCGGGCGGCGTCACCGGGGCAAGAGGCTGTTCTGCACGCCGAGCAGCCTCGATCTCCCGGCTCATCCTGCGAGCGAAAGCCGAGTCGGACTCGCCCTCTTGTTGACCCGGCAAACGCTCCACGCCAGTGCGAGGAACAGCAAGTCCACCACCCAGGATAGCCCCGGCAGCACCCTCCATCGCGCCAGCACCGAACACATTCCTGAACAAGGGAACATCAAAGCCCTCGCTCCGCAGGGCAATGTTCTGGGCAAGCTGGGACTGAGAAGCCTGGGCAAACTCAGGGGCGCCTTCCTTGAGAGCGCCAAGCCCCACGCGGGACATCAGCCCACGCTCAGCCTCTCGAAGAGCTTGTTGCTCTGCAACATCTTTGACCGCGCCCCGACTCAGCAGGCTGACAAGAGGGCGCTCGACACCAACACCGCCAGCCAACGCACCCAGGCCACCGGCGACGGCCAGGGATGGAAGGTTGGTGCTTGCGTAGGACTGAGCCTCCTGAGCCTTGGCCTTAGCCATCTCTGGAGAAGCACCCTTGTTGAGGTACTCCCTCTCTACCGCCTCATAGATAGAGCCCTTGACCTCGCCAACGCCCATAGCCGCACCCACGGCAGGCATGGCTACGGCACCAAGGCGAGCAGTCCCAAGAACAGCGCCAACAGGACCAGATGCCAATCCAGCGATGAGGACCGGGGCAGTGGAGCCAAGCGCCTGGGAAAGGGTATCAACCGGCGCAACAAAGAAAGCCTGGAAGCCAGCCTTCACCTGATCAAGAACGCCCTTGTCCTCGGCATCCTTCAGGATCTGGGCTACCCGGCGCTGATCCTTCTGTGCCTCTGCGGACAGAAGATCTGCCAGCCATGTATCAGCACTCTTCAGCGCTTCAGAGGCAGAAGACCCCGCGCCGAACAGATCGGCCAGCATCCGAATGCCACCAACACCCCCTCGGGCCACTTGAAGGGGAACATCCAGCGCTTGCCGGAAGAATCCGCTTTGTTCAGGCTGGGGCGGGGCCGTGACGGGCGCCGCAGGTTGCCCAAGCTGAGACTGAACATACTGGATGATCTGATCTTGTGTTGCACCACGAGGAGCATCAACAAGATACTTCTTGCCATCCGGCGCGGAAACTTCATAGGTCGGCATATTTAGTTACCACCAGTTTGTGCAGGCACTTCCCTCATTCTCCATGCGCCGGGGAGGGGGACTCCGGCCAACTGGCCCAGTCTGGCAATAGCCGCATCTTGATTTTTAATTTCGTCGCTATCTCTAAATGCTTTTTCAAAATCTTGTTGCATTTGTTTCCATTTGTCTACATCTTCCGGCTTTGCGCCCGAAGCAGATGCTTTCATAGCGGCCATCTTGACCGGCATACCTTTTAGCCATTCCTCCTTGGCGTCCCGATAAGACTTCTCTCTATTCCCAAGGGCAATCGTAAGTCTTTGGACATTTGTTGCCTCCCGGGCCGCTGCCGTGCTGTCGCCCGCCGCCCTGGCCTTTTCCCGCTCAGCGTCGGCACTCCGCATCCGGTAATCGATGTCTGCCTGCGTCTTGCGCATCTCAACCGCCAACTGGGCCTGAGCAAGTTCTGCGTTGCGCTTGCCTTCCGCATCGTTTGTGAGGATGGCGAGCTTCCTCTGCTCTTCCAGAGCCTGAGCCTCCATGTACTGAGAGTTGAGAAGGCGGATCTTGTCGCTGAGGGCGGAAATGCCTTCTTCTGCCTTCTCGGCACGAGACCTGCGCTCACCAAGTACCTTGGCTCCACCGGCAGACAGAGAACCAAGCACCTTGCCCTTCTCAGTGTTGATGGATGCAGCCAAAGCAAGGAGAGCCTCTGGATCCTCGATCAAGGGACGGCGGGCAGAATCAAGCCTTCCCTGAAGTTGGCGGATGCCTTCTTCCCGGATCTTTCCAGAATCCTCCTGGATCTTCTGAAGCTGTCCAGCACGCATCTCCTCAAGCCGACCTCGCGCTGCCTTTATCTCAGGGCTAACTTCTCCTTGTTTGCCCCGGATATCCATGAGCTTTCTATAGTCGTCTTCAAGACGACTAGCATATTGAGTAAGGCCCGGGTCAGAGAGCGCCGCAAGCCCTTGTCTTTTTTGCTCAGGTTCCTCCCTAGAGACTTGCTTTACCGAAAAGCCTGTGCCAGAAGACGCGGAAGAGGCTGCACTAGCTCCAGCATTTGTTGAGGGAGCGGTTTCCTGCTGTTGCGCTAGCCAAGGATGTTCCTTCAACATCCGTTGCACTGCAGGCTCAGACTCGGCTTTTTGAACAAATTCAAATTGCTCGCGAATCTTTTGCCGGCGCTTTTGTTCTTCTTGAGCTTGTCTGTCCTCCTCGCTAAATCCCGATCCACCTTCTGGGCTAAGCTGAGCAACGACGTCTTCATCAAGATTGTCAATACCCTCAGCAATACCCCCGCCGAGGGTATAAGACTTCATCTCCCCGCCAGACGCGGCCATTTGAGTCATAACCTCATCTGCCACGGGAGGTTGTTGCTGCGCTGCAGCATTCTGGGCCATTGCCTGCTGACCCTCCACTCCCTGCTGCAAAGCCTTGGCCTTCATCGCATCAGCATAGGCAGATGCCACAGCCCACTTGGGGCGGAAATCGTTGGTGTCGTTGTAGAGCCTGATCAGTTCTTCCGGGGGAAGCTGTTTCAACGACGCCGTGAAAGCAACAGGATTCCTCCCCTGTTGCCCGGGAAGAGCGGAGAACGACCCAGCCTGACCGGGCATCTGTCCTCTTTGCATCAGGGTCTGAAGTCCTGCCATGATCACGTTCCTTGCTTGTTACCCATCAGCAGGTTGTAGAACGCCAGCCCACCAAGACCACCCTGCATCATGTTGCCGAAGGTGGAGGTGCCGGGGTTGTACGGCTGTGAACTGACAGGCATACCGCTAACAATGTCCCGCATGAAGCTAAGCTGTTTATACGGGTAGTTCATGGAGTCGGAAAAGTCCTTGGCGCCAAGATCCAGAGGAGCCTGCTCGATGCCCCGCTGGATGGTCCCGGCCTTCATCTGCTCACCGATGGTGTCAATGTCTTGCTTGGCGCCAAACTGACGAGACATTTCTCCAAGACGCTGACCTTCGAGACCCAGGGTCGCCTCGCCCAGGCGCTGCTTCTGCGCCTGCTCATACGCAGCCATGAGTCCCTTGGACTGAATGTCTCCGATCTGCGTGCCGAGGTTGCGCTGACGCTCCGCCTCCATGATCGCCTGACGACTGCCACCGTAGGCGCCGGCCTGGGCGAGACGCGCTTGCTCTGAGGTGCGACCAATGTCAGCGGTCCTACGCGCCTCCCGAGCCTGGACATCAACGACGTTCTGCAGGAACGGGTTCATGTAGTCCTGGACAGAACCAACAGGACCGAGGCCCGTGTTGAACTGCCCGGGCTGATACGTGCCGATGTTCCCTAGGCCTGTAAACGCCTTTTCCTCAAGAGGGGAGTACCCGGCCTTGACCTGCCCGGTCACAGGATCCTTGGTCTCATATGCGGTTCGCGGGCCGGTGTATGGCTGGTATCCCTGTTGCGCAAGGCCCCAGGCACGATTCAGCATGTCCGTGAGGTAGCCCTCAAAGCCCGGGGCAACGGTCCCGCTCGGATTGATTTCACCCATCATGCGCTCCTTTGCAGTTGGTGCATCAAGGCATAAAGCGCCGGTGCGCCGCCCGCTTGGTCAACCTGCGCCTTTGGGACATACATCTCGCCATTGGAGACGCGGGCCGGAGTCCTTCCGGCGATTGTCGCAGGGATGTGATCGCTTGTGCCAGTCCCTGGACCCCGGATCAGTTGGGCCTGCGGTAGAAGCTGGCGGATACCTTGAGGTGTGCCGTTCTTGACTGCGTCGGCGGTCAGGACAAACCCTCCGTCTTCCATAGGAAGAGGATTCTGTTTGGTGCCGGTAACCATCCCTCCGGAGGCATAGGCTTCCATCAGCCCGCCGTTGGCAGCGAACTTATGAACGGCTGTTGGACCATACCGCCCGGGCGCCATCTCCCGGGTCACCTTGGATGGCGAGAGCTTCAGATTGACCCCGCCGCGTTCCTTTTGAGTGCCTTGCAGTCCTCCGGCCAGAAGCCCAAGAAGACCGGCAAGCCCTCTGGGCGACATCAGCCCTTGGCCCAATCCTTTGGCAGAAGCGAGGAGCGTATCTACGATGCTGCTGCCTACATTTGCGCCGGACGGAGGAAGGAAGTACGAAGATGGAACGCCGATGTTGAAGCCCATAGCCGCCGCTACGTCATCATTAGACAAAGCGGGCAACGGTATTTGGGGGTCAGAAAAGTCTGCGTAATAGTAATCGTCCATGTCACGCTCCAAACTCGTAGTTCGTTATGGGGCCGTAGCGTCCTGCGACCGTCTGCCGTTCCCAAGCAGGTTGCGCCGGTTCTTGCGCAGCTTGTTCTATCGCGGCCAGCACAGCGTAGGTGTCCGGGCTGATGCCCACGTCGCCGGAGGCGTTGCCCGTGGGGGCAGACCCTTGAGAAGGCGCAGATGCCCCGCCGAGCAGTCCAGTCAGCCCGCTTGAAGAGGAGCTGGGGGCACCGCCCCGGGAGCCACCCACAGCGTCCGACACGCCCCGGTTGACTGCGGAGCCCAGCCCAGACAGGTTCACTGCAAGCCCGCCAAACGGGCTCATGCTGTTCGCAAGAGATGTGAGCCCTGCCTGAGCGCCCGCGCCTGCGGCCTTGCCCGGGTTGTTCTCGAAGAGCCCTTCCAAGATGCCAGACGGAATGCCCGTCTTGGCGCCGATGAGCCCTGCAGCAAGCCCAGGCACCACTTCGGCTGGCGTCAGCCTGCCTTCTATGAGCCCGTGAATGTTGGCGATGCCCTTGCCAAGCGCAGACACCGTGCCGTAGCCAGGGATCATGCTGACAAATGCGGGGACGGCGTAGTTCAGGACGTTGTGGACGTTCTGTGCAGCAAGGGCTTGCTCGATGTTCTGATTGAAGCCCGGGATACCCATCTTCCCGAGACCGATGTCATTCAAGGTATTCAGGGTCGCGTAGCTAAGCCCCGGAGAGTGCATTGGTCCGGTTTGCGAAGCGCCCATCCCTGGGATACTTTCGTTTATACCGTATCCGTATCCGAGTCCGTAGTCGCCGAAATTCTCGCCGCTAAGATCTGAGCCGCCAGGGCCAGTTTCGCCGTCCATCTCTACCTCACTGTGTCAGATCCCATAACGACAGCGATCCAACACCGCTGCCTTTGGTCGCTCCGTCCACCGTGCGGACAGCTAGCGTGTAGATTTCACTTGCGCCTGACAGCTTTACGCCGATCTGCAAGTCCCAGTTATATCCTGCCGGGTCCACCAGCGGGTTGGTGCCGCCGCTACCGCTTGAGCTGACGTAGTCCGTTTGAACAATCGTGCCGACAGACGAAATAGCCGTAGCAGCAACGTCAAACTCCACATTACTATCTGACGGTACTGTTGCCGCAAAGGTTGCGCCGGTCAGCGTTGGATCTCTCAGAAGAACGACTTCGTAATTCTGGCTGGTCAGGGGGAGAAACTGCACTCGCTGCGGAAGCACAACGGCGCCCGTGCGTCCAGAAGCCAGACGAATGGAAACAATTGGGAAGAAAGTTGCTGTCGTATCAATGTTTGTAAGCACCGATGTGCGCCGCGCCACATGCGACGCAGAGGACTGCTCGTACCCGCCTTCAGACACAACAGAGCAACAGATGGCCTTCATCGACGCCGCAAGTGCCGTAGAACTAGTGATCTCGTACCGCACCGGCAGGATGGCCGTCGTCATGTAAACGGCGGTGATCTCATTGGCGTTGTTAAACGTGTGGCAGACGATGTACTCACCGTTGATGATGAACCCACACCGCACGGAACCTACGCCCAGCCATTCAAAGTCGATCCACAGGATCTGCGCCTTGGATGGGTCAAGCGTGTACCCACTAAGTCCGGTGCCGTCGAGCTTGTCGCCGTTCCAGCTTGACTGCGGCACAGAACGATCATCGTTGGGCGTGCCGCCGGGGGCGGGCAGGGAGCTAGACCGCAGCACGAAGGAGTAGACGCCGTCTACCCGCTGGAAGAACACCCCGTTGCCGGTGTTGAAGTACCCAACACGCTGCGTCAGGCTTGTACTGGCGCTTCCATCCATCACGAAGGTGGCAAGCAGCAGCAGCCCCTTCCCCGGTTGGTATGGAAAAGACCGGTAGCTCTGGCGAACAACAGACCCTACGCCTCCCGCAGTGACCTCCATCTTGACGGCGGCTTCATTGGGCAGAAAGGATGTAGCTCCAGTGCCCGTCAGTGCAACGTCAAACTGGTTGTCCGCTGCGTACCTGTTCTGACTGTCGAAAAGGGTGTAGGGTTGGCTGACACGAATCCGGCCAAACGCATCGACGTTGGTTCCACCTATGGATACCGGGACGGTTGTTGACGATGCGTCCACGATGCGCTCCAGAAGATTGTCCAGTTGGTTGAAGTAGATCCGCAGGATGCTCAGCAGCTTGTCGAAGTACTGCGGATCATAGGTGCGCGTGGGGAGCGGCAGGGCCGGAGCCCTGAACCGCTTGATGATGTTGGCCCAGATTGTCATGACTTGCGCCCATCAGGACGGAGGTCGATCCGGAACTTGCCCAACTGCCACTGAACACCTAGTGTGTTTGACTGCACCCTAACCGCCATCTGGCGCCCACGAACCCGGATGTACAGGTTGCCCTTGAACGGTGTAGCTACGTCGGTATAGCGCCCTTGGAAACGCTCAACACCGTTATTGGACAAACGATCAATAGTTCTTTCGCTCTCAAGCGCCACCGACATATTTGCCGATGGCGCCACGTTGTTTACACCTCGTGTGTATCCCGAACCAGAGTTCTGCAAAGGCAGCAGGGACATGTTAACGGACTGACTCTCCACAGCCGCCGTAGAACCTGCAAAGGTCACATCTGGAAGAACCCGGGTGACAAAGCCAAAGTTGTGACCGTCATCGATATCAAACTCCGACGAGATGATGTACGAATCTATAGGGGCAAGGGTTGAGGTGGTGCCGTCGTCACACCCAATTTCATGGTACAGAAGCTGGCTGTTGTAGTCCGCCGCAATCGGGATGTTGGAAAACACGCTGGCATCGTTCCAAGCGGTCCGACCCATGCTGCCGTAGTACCACACCTTGTCGGCATAGTTGTAAACGACGTAGCGATCCACCGTAGTGTTCGGGTTCGTAGGCGTGCCGGTGCCGTTAGGCCCTGTGATAGAGCAGTAGAACCACCACACCTCGCTGAACTGCTCCACGGTGGAGGCAAAGATCTGCAGGTTCTGGTTAACGTTCAAATCATCGAAGATGAATTTCCGAATGTCGCATTGCAACGTGGCCGTCCGTCCATCGAAGACGTAGAACTTTTCGTCGCCCATCCAGTACACCACGCCCGCCGCCACAGCCCAAGCGCGGTCAGAGACGATGGTGATGTTGTCGGCCAGGATCTGCGAGCCCCACACAATCGGCGGGCCGAGGTACTGCAGCGAGTACAGGGCGGTGTCCGTCCAGACCAAGATCTCCTGCCGGGTCTGCGCCACAGCTTGGATCTCAGAGCCCCGGGACAGCGTGAGGCTCCCCGCCTGCGTCGTGGCCGATGGTGTCCAGTTGGCGGCAGACTCTTGGTCCGACCACCGGATCAGCATGGGGTTGAGCGTGGACGAGCCGTAGTCCGTCGTGCCAAAGGCCAGGACGAAGCGCGAAGCATCCGAGACGAGGCGGAACAGCGCCGCAGAAGGCGTGTCGCTGGCACCGGTCAACGTGGAGATGTTTACACCACGCGTGGTAATACCGCCCGCCGTCCAGTAGTAGATTGCGCCGCCCTTGGGGCCGTAGATCAGATCTGAGCCAAAGTTGGCGTGGTTCCACAGACCGATCTGTATCGGATTCCCAACTGTAAACGTCCCTGCGCCGCCCCAACCACCGCTACCCCAGCCGCTGGAGCCCCAGCCAGATCCAAAAGTGTTGGTGGCAGTGTTTTGTGTTGCAGACCCGACACTGACTTGGTATTGAGCAGTTATGCCGGTGCCGCTTGCCGAGGACGAGGCATTGATTGGGAGTCCTGTGCCTGAGTTCTTGGCCTGGATGTAGTATGTCCCGGGGTTTTCAATGCCGAACTGAGTGTTTGTGGACACTGCGGGTGATGGCGTGCCACTAAGCGTATACGTCCCGGTAGTACCTGTGCCGGTGATTGTGTAGTCTGTGCCGTTGATGTTAACCGTGGCCGTAGACACAATGATCCCTGGGGAATCTATTGAGATCACGGTAAGCGTAGTACCGCTTGTCGTGCAGGTAGCCAGCGTTACGTTAGAGACGATCTGGTACTCGGCGGTGCCGTTTACACCAGAGGTGGCGAAGTTGATCCCGCCAATGGTGCCGGGGGCGGTGAACGTGACGTAGGAGCCTACAGTCAATTCTCCTGTAGCAAACGTTCCAACGCCTGCCCCTGCGTCTGAAACTCCCGCATAAGAGAACCCGTTGTACGTGGTGATAGCCGCTACTGTGCTTGTGACCCGTACTGGCGTGATGTCGTAGTATCCCCCTGTGTAAATGTAGTACTTTAGGTTCGTGCCGAGGCCGAGATAGATGCTCCAAGGCCACAGAGCGCGGCAGACGCCGAGGAACGTGCCTGCTGTGCTGCTGACCTGCTGCCAACCGCCGATCTTCTCAGGCTGGCCGGAGCGGAAGCGGATCTTGTCGCACTCGTACCAACCGTTCTCAGCGGCGTAGCGCGTGTTCTCCCGGAAGATCCCCGGGCGAAGTTGGAGCGTCTTCAGCGGCATGTGTTACCTCAGAAACAGCGCACGCTCATCTTTGCGCCGCTTGACAAGGCCCGGTAGCTCTTTGCCACCACCTTTAGTCCACTGCATGAACGCATCAGCAGCCCCTTCAATATCACCGCGATTGGCCTTCATGCGGATCTGGCTGCGCTGCAGATTGCCTAGCCCTGCATTGAACGCAAAACTGACCAAAGCGTCGAAGCGCCCTTGATGACCAGCGCAGCCGGGAACCAGACGAAGAACACCTCGCTCAAAAGCAGCGACATCCAGCGCGAATAGTTTCTCGATCTCCGCCTTGGACCAGACGCGGTTATCCCCTGACCGGAGCGGGTAGTCCTTCCTGATGAACCCATCATAGCCCTCTTTGCGCATCACCGGAAGCCCAATCTGGTCTTGGTACAGAACATGCCCGTAGCCGATGGTCCAGATGTAGGCAGGGCACAGGTAGGGCTTGTTTCTGTAACCCTCGTACCTGTGCATCAGTTCTGCGCCGACCGGGCTCAGCTTCACTTCTTGCCCCACTGCCTGCTGCCGAACCAGAACCCGATGATGCCGCCCAGCATCGCCATCTCGTCTTCGCTAAAAATAATCGCGGTCACGCGGATCAGGTCGTCCACAGACAGGATCAGGCCAGGGTGCTTCCAGACGTAGAGCGTCAGGGCTGCGTTGATCAGCACAAGCTCGATGATGAAGATGTAAGTGACCGTGGGCCTGACCGTTCCGACGTAGTTCGCCACCCACCGGCTGGCCTTCTCCAAGACTTTCTCGTCGTGCCGCAGCGCCGCTTCGGTCATCTGCGCTTCGGTCTGCATCGCAACCTGCTCGGTGCGGATCTCCTCCATCTTGGCCTGGGCAGCGTAGCCCTGGGCAGCAAGCTGAAGTTCGCGCTCCGTCTGGAGCCGCGCCATTGCGATCTCGTGCTTCTGGTCAGCCTTGTTCTGGAAGAACTCCAGCAGCTTGGGCAGGCCGCTGATGAGCAGTCCGCCGAGGGTTGAAAACAGGCTGAGCATTACTTCTCCAACATGAACGACAGGTTCTGGTGGCGCGGGTAGGTCACCACCCGCGAACCTTCGGGGCACTTGTACTGGATGACGGCAGTCAACGTAGCCTTGCCCGGAGCCACAGGCTCTTTCTTGGACATGGTGAGCAAGTACGTGAACGTGTCGATCTGATTCCCGGCAGGCCCCGTGAACTTGCTCGTTGACGGAGTGGCATCGTGGACCATTCCTGCAGCGTCCTGCACGTTCGTTGTAAACGATTCAACCGAGCAGTCATCGCGCTTCTTGATCCGCGCCACAGTGACGTTGATGGGGTGCCCGATCTTGGTATCTGAGATGTGGAAGTGCTCCGGAGCCCATTCCAGTATCGGCTTCTGGAGCCACCCAAACTTGTCCCCAGCCGTGTATCCACCCACCAGCAGCGCAAAGCTGGCGGTGACAAACTGGACGACGGGGGTGAGCTTGGGGATTTCCATGTCAGTTCCGAGCTGTGATCACATCTTCACCGCGCTGTACCGTGACCTTGTCGCCTTCCACGTTGACCTTCATAGACGGTTCCTGACGCTCAGGTTTGTCCAGGCGCCCGATCAACTCCTTGATGATTGTGATTTCAGGCTTCTCTTCCTTCTTGGTCTCATTGACGATACCGTTGACCATCTGGATCAAAGCCATCGTGGCGGTCGCCACAAGACCAATCACAGCAGGAAGCGCCTCAGTATTCAGGAAAGCAGATGACACCACGCCCACCAACACCAGCAGGAAGATCCAGATGATGGCCGTCTTGCCAATAGCCTTGGCGGCAACTTCCTTGGCGGTAGCTTGGGCCTCCAGCCGTTGAAGCTCAACTTCAGCCTGGGCCTTCAAAGTCTTCAGATCAATTGGTTCCATTACAACACCTTGAATTTACTGCATTTGATGGCTGCATCGAAGTTCATACTTTGCCTTCAGAAAACACATTCACGAACACCGTGCCGTCTTCCAGTGCTTCGATCTCGTGCCATTCTCCAGCAACAAGATCCAAGGGCATGGACTGCTTGTTGATAATGCGTTCGCCCTTTTCCTTACGAACAACACAGCTACCGGCATGGCACATTGTCAGATGTGCGTAAGCGTGTTCATGCCTGGGCAGCCCCTCCCCCGTGTTGGCGTGGTACACGCTGACGGTAGTGCCCCCATACGACACGATGTGCTTAGGGGAAAGCATGTTCATCAGAACTGTTCCGCGCCGGTCTGTGTAGGTTCGGACGGGGCCAACTCCGGGAACGGCGCATTTACCACAGGGTTCAATTGCGCAGTCACAGTGTCGTAGTACCACTGATCTGCAACTACGTTGTCAGAACACTCGACCCAGAAAAGCGGCGGAGCAACATCGAACGACGCGTCTGAAACCTCACAAACGCGTGCAGAATTTGCGTAAGTTTCGATTATTGGCTTATATGGCGTGCTAGAAGTCCACGCCGCAATAAACTGCACGCTGGTGGTTGGGTCGATCAATGCGTTTTTCATTTGCTTCTCCTTTACCAGAACACTACGACAGCGCCACCGCCGCCACCGCCACCACCGCCACTTTGATTAGCACCACCGGCACCAGCAGCACCTCCGTTTGCTGCGCCCCCTTGAACGCCCGCTCCCCCCGCTCCCCCAGCGGCACCAGAGCCACTAGACGCATTACTTCCTGCGGCACCCACGCCGTTAGTAAGCCCGCCAGTTCCTCCGTTGCCTGACACCGCTGTATTTCCCCCGCCACCCCCGCCACCACTCCCTGCGCCACCGCCTCCCCCCGCAGTGGTGCCGCAACCAGAGGTTCCAGAATTACCGACAGCCCCTGTCGCTGTGAGACCGAGCGACGGACCCCGTCTAACCAACAGCGTTGCACTGCCGCCTGTAGTAACAGTCCCTGCGGCGCCCGTGCCTCCTGCGCTAGGACCTCCTGCGCCGCCAGTACAACTTACATGCGACCCGAAAGACGACGTATTACCCGCACTGCCTGCGCTGGGAGTTCCGTTGGCTCCTGCACTGCCTGCGCCGCCTGACCCCACTGTGACAGAAACAGTTGATAGTGGCGTAAGCCCTGATACTCGCGCAAAAGCTGCGCCTCCGGCGCCACCAACACCACCACCAGAAAGAGTATTATTGCCGTTACCTCCTGAACCACCACCGCCGCCAGCCATGACGGCTACGTAAACGGTGGTAACCCCCGCAGGAACTGTAAACGTGCCGCTTGCGTCGAATGTCTGGCTGTTTGGGCCCGCATAGGAACTTGGTGCAGCAGCACTGGCCCAGGTGCCACCGACAGAAGTCAGGACGTTCCCCGCAGTCCCGGGGGCTACTGTTTGAACAGCCCCGGTGTCGTTGCCCAGCAGGACGTTGTTCAAGGCCAGCGTGGCTGCGCCCGTGCCGCCTGAGGCCACAGGGAGCGTGGTCACCCACGAAGGAATGCCCGCAGCGACCGTCAGGACTGCGTTGGTTGCGCCCACCGTGAGCTTGCTCAGCGCGGTGGTGGTGGAGGCGTAGAGGAGATCTCCAACCGCGTAGCTGGCCTGCCCCGTGCCGCCTGAGGTTGCAGGCAGGGCTGTGCCGAGGGACATGGACGCCGCGTAGGTCATGGCCTCTTCCACGCCCAAGTTGGTCACCCGCACGACCACAGACTTGCCGTTGGGGACAACAACGCTGGTGCCCCCGGTTGTGACGGTGACGTCCTGCCCCGCGCCGTTCTTGACGAAGTACAGCTTGAAGTTGGTTGAGGTGCCTGCGGGCAGTGAAACCGTGGCCGTCTGCCCCGAGGTGAGGGAGCCAGTGATAGCCAGGAATTGGTTCCGGGCATCCGAGGATGCGCCATCCGCAATCAAGGGGACCGTCGTCGTCGCGCCCGCAGTAACAGCAATGCTTACCGCCCCTGTCAGGGACTGTTCCACCATGTCCGTAAAACCGCTGTTGACCGCAGTACCCCAGCCTGCATCTCCCAGGCCGGGTTTATTGAACTTGAGGATAGCGGTATACGATGAAGACATGATGTACCTCAGGCAAAGCGCAACAGCGCCGTGGTGGCCGTAGCCGCAGGTAGCTGGACGGTGAACGTGCCAGATGCAGTCTTGTCAGCACCGAAGTCCAACACAGCAATTGCCCGGTCAGCTTCGGACGAGTTGTAGATCAGCGCACCACGGCAGACAAAGGACGCGCCTGACCAGACCGGGTTGTTGAACGTGACGTAGGCAGTGGTCCCGGACAGCAGGACTTGCACGTTGGTCAGCGTCACTCCACCCGTCGCGTATCCCGCGCCTGCGGCCACTTGCCCTGGCGTTGAAACGTTGTACGCGGTCGTGGCTTGACTCAGATCTGCGCTCGCGGTGTAGAGCGCCATCTTGAGGACGTCCGTATCCAGATCGTGGATGCCGAGCCAGGACTCCTGTTTGAACGAGGAGCACATTCCTTGGAGGATTGCCATTTACTTCACCGGGTTTCTGACTTGCCCATTCCTGAAAGCGTCGCCTCGGTTCTTAGCGTCCCCCAGGTTCTTCAGCAGCAGCATTGAATCGTTGAACTGGCTGACGTACAACTGAACAATGTCCTGCTCAGCCTTCATGAACCGGGCTGCTTCCACCAGCACAGCGTTGATGAGCACGCTCTCGAAGTTGTTGCCAAGCCACGTAGAACCCGCAGTGACAATGCTTTCCGGCTGGTAGAAGTAGTTCAACTCCACGTTGAGCGCAGCGTTCGGCGTGGGGCCAAGGATGATCTTCTGGATCAGCGTGGTGGCCGTTCCATCCAGTGCGTAATATTTAGGCTGGCCCTGCGTAGTCGGGTTTGGATAGCTCTCCCGCATGAAGTTCACATCCTTGTTCAGGAGGAACTCATAGGCACCCGAAGCCAGCACAAGCGCCAAGCTATACGCAGCCAAGAAATCAGAAGGCAGGCTCAGATTCCTGTTGCCTGCCGTAAGCGTCAGCGTGCTGTCCGTCTTCCGCAGGATCGGAAGCTGCACCGTCTGGTAGATCTTCTGCTCGGCAAGCCGAGTCAGCGTAGCGAAGTCAGTAGCCGAGAACGTATTCTCGGTTGTGTCCTCGACGGCGGTCTGAAGCTGCGTATAGGTAACAGCCATGATTCACTTTCAGGCCATCGGCCCCCGGGCCATCGTACCCTTGGTCGCAGCGCCGGTCCCACGGATCTTGATCCCCGAGGTCTTGGCAGCAGGAGCAGCAGAGGTGGCGATGTTGCCCACCACCATGCGCGGCATGGGCGCCGGGGCGTTCACAACCGGCGTCGGAACAGGCTTGGCCTTCATCATGTCACTTCCCCTTGCGCCCGACCGGGCCCTGGTTCGCCACACGGGCCATGTTGCGCCCCATCTTCTGGGACATCGCGGTGGTCACACCACCCTTGGCGAGCGTTGCGCCCGCGCCGTGCGCCACGTTGGGGGGCTTCTTGACGTGTTCCCGGAGGGCCTTCATTGCGTCTTTCATGTTCTCTCCTTGTCAGGTAACCGTTACTGTACCAACTTCCCCCACGCCCACCAAGGTGTTCGGTGTGAGAACTGCGTCGAAGTCTTGAGAGCCGCCAATCGGGTTCCAGCCCCACTGGATGACCAACATGCCCTCGCCGGGAAAACCCTCCTGCAAGGGTCCAGTGCCGGTTGTGGTGGCCGTCTGCAAACCGTTGGTGCCAGACTGATACCACGTATTGGTGTCAGGCCGGGGATCTCTGATTGCTTGCGGGTCAGAGATCGGATACATGCCAAGCTGCAACTGCGGCTGATCCGGCGTCCAGCACTGTGGACATGCCTTGATCTGCGTCTGCTTGGTCTTGACGACGAGGTTCTTGAGCTTCTTCAGGTCGAAGCGGAACCCACAGACATCGCAGAAGCCGAATGCCTTTGCGCCGTTTGCAAAGCGGTTTGCCATGTCAGATCATCCGACCTTTTGTCCTGCCACGCTGCGCAATACCGTCGCCACGGTGTGCTTTTACTTTGCCGCCGCGTTTGTACTCTTCCGACGAATCGGAAGGTACAAATTTGTCTAAGTTCTCTGCAACGGCTCTTACATTAGATTTGTTTATTGCTGTGTCTAAAGCACGTCTTGCTTGCCGTTGTGCTGTCAACGCCTCTTTATCACGCAAATTTTTAAGTGGCGCGTTACTGTTTCCTAGCCCTACATTTGCCCACGGATTTGCTTTGTGTTCTGGAGGAATACGAAGATTCTTAATCGCTCTTTGCGTATTTGCCTGTCTTACCGCGTTTATTTCCTTCAAACGCTTTATTGCGGCAGCAGCACCGGGCACTATAAATGCTTCTGGATAGACGTTTTCAATAGCATCCCGCCCCGGACGCTGCAACTCTTGTTGTCTTTGCTCTTCCTTCCACGCTTCATATTCGCGTGGAGACATTTCAAGGAAATGTTTTTTCGTATACGGAGCAGGCATAGCGCGTCCTAGCTTATGAACATCTGCCTCGGCACGAACCGCACTGCGGCCTTCTCACGGTCTTCTTCCGAAGCACGCTGCCAGTCTTCGTCGTACTGCGCCTTCAGAACCTGCATACGCTCCATAGCGCCAGGGATCTTCATCGACAGGTAGTACGCCAGCCCAGACACGAGGCAGGGCAGGAAGCGGAAGGGGATGTCCTGGGTGTACTCACCACCAGACCCTGCATCCTGAATGCGCCGCAGATACCAGTAGACGAACTGATACACACCCGTCTGGTCAGGCGTGGGCCACACCGTGATGCTCGGCAGGGCTGTGGCGCTCGGAGAGTAGCCGCTGGTGGCCGGGTAGGTCGCACCGGAGTTCCGGTTGACCAGCACCTGAATGGGCCGCGCCTGCTGTAGCTTGTTCGGGATGGACGAGTACGTGCTGATGCTGATCCGCGTGATCGTCAGATCAACCTGGGTCGAGACGTTCCCTGCCCCCGTGCGGATGACATGCTCCAAGAGGTCCACGGTGTCTGACGGTAACGTGTAGGTGTTGGTCCCCTGTACCAGGGGAATCGTGCCCTGGTTGAAGGTCCACATGTTTACACCACGGTTCGCCCAGTCTGCAAACAGCAGGTTCAGGGACCGCCGCGCCGTGCGCAGGTCATAGCCCGTGCGAAGCTCGGATCCGCAGCGCTCAAACGCCTCCTCGACCGCGTCATTGAGGTCGAGGTTGAACGTGGTAGCCCCTGAGGTAGGCATTTACTTACCCCTTCGCTGTCTTGGCAGACTGTTTAAATGCTCGTGCTGTAGGCGCTCCTGGAGACCCTGGGCTGCGCATCTTTTCGCCAGACCCGGCTGCTATGCGTTTACGCTTCGCGTTGATATTTGCATAGAGGCCGACCGGGCCACCATCCGCATAGAGCTTGACAGGCTCCAAGGCATCCTTACGCAGGATCTTCTTGGGCTTCTTCAACTCCGGGCGGATGGCGCCCATCCCGCGTGAGGTTCGCATCAGCACACCTTGCAAGGCCTGACACCGCGTTGAGCAATGCCAGCACCCCGGACACTGCCACCCTTGGCGTAGGTTTTCACCTTGCCGCCCTTCTTGAACTCGCCATCCTCTTCGTCCCGGGTGCGGGAACGCGGAGATTCCTTGGCCTTTTCCGTCCGAAGGATAGGCTTGTCTGCCTTGGCTTCTGCTGCGGCCTGAGAACGGCCCGTCCGAGCCTCTTGGACTGCCTTGCGGCTTGCAGCGCCCCTGACAGCAGAGGTTGCTGCTTCCATCTCTTCTGCTGGTGTAAACCTACGCCCAGCGTCAGAGGTGGTTGCCGTCGATCTCATGGGAGTGCCGCGCCCTATGGAGCCAGAACTCATGTCTTTTGCCAATTCTTTGGCAAGTGCTTCTTTAGACATGCCCCCCGAAGGGGTTGCGCCCCCAGGGTACTTTTCATCAATTTGGCGAACGATTGCCTGCCATTTACTAGGGTCCGCACCCGCCGGAGGCGTATCACGCCAATCGCGTGCAGCCTTTGCCCCAGCCATAGCGGTTCGAGCGGCACTACCTGCGCCTGCGCCAACAAACGCGGCGCCAAGCCCGCGCCCAGCAGGGACACGATCCGCGCCTTCAGACATGCCGCGAACGAGCAAGCCAGGGATGTCCTCAACCGAAGCACGGCGACGGGGAGTTTCAACACGCGGGGCAACATTTGCTTCCTGCGGCCCCCGCGCACGCATGTCACGTTCGCTAGACACTTCAGGCAGCTTTCCAGAGCGATCTGCGTTCAGAAGATCTCTGAGGGTCTTGTCGGCGCCGTACTTACGCCGAAAGTCCGCAAGCTCCTCACGGCTGACGAGGGCCCGGCCCTGGTCATCTTCACCCCGGTTTTTTACCGGGCCGGTGTATGACGTTCTGCTGTACGACATGTCACACCATCCTTCCCTTGGTACGGCCCTTGGTGATGCAGCCATCAGCGCGGGTCACACCGCGCTTCTTGACCATACCGCCCTTGGCGTACCCGGCTTGGTTGTACGCCTCACCTTCACGGGCCGCTGCAGGAACCGACTCCCGCATCTTCTTGGCAGAACGTTGGGTATCCCGGGCGGACTTCGCCATCGTGGGAGAGATCTTGGACAGGAAGTCCGTTTCGCCCTCGATGCCTTTCTGCATCATCTCGCGGGACTTGTCCAGCTTGGCAGATTCTTCTGCCGTGGGGCTGCGGTAGTTCCTAGGCATATCTTGCTCCTCAGCAGCTTCCGCCGCCCATTTTCTTGACCGTCTTGCCGCCCTTGGCGAACGGCTTACCCTTGGCTTCCGCCATCTCATGCTTGATCATTGACTTGGGAGCGCCCTTCTTCTTCATGAAGGCCATCTCCTTCTTGACCATTGCGGGGGATTCTTTCTTCATGGTGGGGCCTCCTTCGGCCTTGTGAGACTCAAACTTCTGGCCTACGGCCTGGGGAATGCCCACCTTCTTGGCGAAGCCTGGGCTATGGGCGACGGCCCGCATGAGCCGTTCTTGCTTTGGTGAACTATACGGCATGGGTCTTGCTCCGTAAAGTGTCGATCTTGGCCTCGATCCGGTCGAAGCGTTCGAGCAACTCCTTCATGTCCTGCCGGAATTCCGAGCGGGTGATGTGGTCCCGGGCCACCTCTTCGCGGGTCTTGTTCAGCAGAATGCTGACCCGGTCGAGTTCTTTGAACTTGGCTGACATGAAGAACCCCACAACGCCGATCAGCAACGTCAGGATAGTGTTCCAAACAAACGTCGCTTCCATGTCAGCACCCCGAAGCCTCATATTTTTCTCGGTAGGCGTCCCATTCCGGAGCATCAACAGACGCATAGAGATACTGTACGGCAAATTCAAGCAGCATTGGACTGTCTCTGAAATGCCCCAATCCTCTATTACAGTGGTTACACAACATGCCTCGTACCTTTCCGGTTGAATGGTCGTGATCTACAACCAAATCACCGTTATTGCCGCAAATAACACATTCTGTAACTTCAGCTCTGATGCGCTTGAGTTGCTCGTCTGAAATATCCGATCTGAATTTTCCACGACAAATTTCGTTTCTGTACGCGGCTCGACAGGCGCGGCACCAACTGTCAAGGCCGTTCAGCTTCTTGTTATGCGGCGGAAAATATTCAGCCGTAGCAGGCTTTTCCGTTTTGCAGCGGGTGCAGGTCAGCAATTCCATGCTTTTAACGACAACGCTTTACGCGTGGGGCGTCCCTTTTCGTCTTTCATGGGCCCGGGCATCCCGGACATCCTAGCGCAAAACGACTTTCGTCTTGCCGCATCCTTTTCTGTCTTAGGGTGCGGCGCTGGCGGCTTGAGTCCAGGCTTGCCAGGATTAGCAGCGTTGTAGGATGCACGGCCTTTGGCATTGAGCCCTCCGGCTTCTGATTTGCCTTCCTTGCGGGTCCAGGCGGGGGACTTTGCCATTGTATTCTCCAGATCAATCATCGAACACGAACAGGGCTCCCGGGGCCATTGTGCCCACGTAGATGCCCCCAGGGCCGTAGATCACGCCTGCCCGGACATCTGACGGGGCCGGGTACTCAGAGACATTTACAAGCGATGCATCCTGTCCACTAATTACATACGTCCCGGCTTGCGCAAACAACAACCATGTCTTGTTAAGCGATGCTGGTTGCCCCGTATTGATGTACGACCCAGGGTCCGCAGAAAGCTGCCCCAGCGCAAGAAGAGATGCATCCTGGCCGAAGATCGAGTACGAACCCGCCTCTGCGTTGACGTTCCGGCTTGCCTGTAGCGCTGCGTCCTGGCCCGTGATGGCGTAAGCGCCGACCTCAGCGTTTACATTCCTCGCGGCCAGCAGAGTGGCGGCTTGGCCCAGGATGTCGTAGGCACCGACCTCTGCGTTTACAGCCCGCCCAGCAAACAGCGATGCTGCTTGCCCATCAATTGAGAACGTCCCGGACTCTGCGTTGATGCTTCGCGGCACCAGCAGCGTAGCGTCTTGGCCTGTGATGACATATGTGCCTGCCGCAGCATCAATCGCCCTGGGAACCGAAAGCGTGGCGTCTTGGCCTGTGATGGCATACGTACCAGCCGCTGCATCAATAGCTTGGGGGACCGAGAGCGTGGCATCCTGGCCCGTGATGACGTAGGAGCCGACTTCTGCGTTGAGGGTGTACGCTGTCGAACCGCCAGACGCAAATATCCACCCAAACGAACCGTTGTTCGTTGAGTTAGTACCTGCGTACCAGTCGCTCATCAGTAAGCCCTCACGCCCGTGATGACAAGGTAGTCCACGTTAGCAGCCGTGCCTGTGCCGGTGTGGATAAGCCTGCAGGGGCTAATTGACGAGACGCCTTGGATGGTCAAGAGCCTTCCTGCTTCGCCTGCAGCGGTCCACTGGCTGACACGTTGTGTTGTGTTTCCCATCGTGATGTTGGTAGCACCAGTGGCCTTGTAGGTGTTGGTGATGTCCTTGAACGTGTTGTTGCCGGTGATGGTCAGTGCTCCTGCGCCGCCTTGGTTCAAAGTGATGTTGGTGTAGGAAACGCCGCCGCCAGAGAAGGTCTTGGCAGAGGCTGAGGTGAGGGTGATGGTGCCGGTGCCGGTGACGGTGAGGTTGGTGGAGGTGGCGGTAGACCATGCATTAGCAGCTGTCCATGTGCCAGACCCAACAGCCAGTGTCCTAACACTAGTAGATACACCAGCCGACATAAAACTTGACCCACCCGACAACGTAACGTTGTAAATAGCAGCGTCAAATGTTCCTGCCCATAATACAAACGCATTAGTGCTGTTTTCGCTTACTGTCAAAGAATCTTGTAAAGTTACACTTCCTCCTGGTGTTTCTGTGCGTAATTGTTGAGTAAACGTCTTTCCTGCGCTTGTAAGTGTCTGGCTTCCACGGCCTGCAAACGTAATCGTTCCCGTACCGCTCAGCGTCGTGCCCGTCCCATTGATCCAGTTGCCATAGATAAACGGCGCCCCAGTCCCCGTCGCCAGCGTCATCGTGTTAGCCGTCCTGGCCGACATGTTGATGGTGCCGATGTTGTAGCTTTGGTCGATGGTGACGGTGGCGCCACTGTTCAGCCCCGTGGCTTCAAAGAAACAGGTGTCCTGCGCCAAAGGGAAGTTGTTAATTGCAAGAGAACCGCCGCTGGTAGTCGCCCAGCCCACTGCAGACCAATTGCCACCACCGGCAAGGTTCCAATACTTGTTAGCCGCAGCCGTGAACGTGATGCCGCTGTTGCCCTTGCAGTCACCAATCCGCGTACCAGACGCAGGAGCAGCAGCACCAGCAATGGTGACGTCGCGGAAGTCTACGTCGGTCATGCTCACAGCAGCGGCTGTGATGGTGCGGGTGGTGCCGATGATGTTGCTCTGGACAAAATGCCGCATGGTGGCGTTAGTGCCTGCGGAGAAGGTGAGCGTGCCTGTGACGGTTTGGTTGGCGGTAAGGGAGATGTTATTCAGGCCAGCAGAGGTGATGCCGGTGAAGGACAAATTGTTGAAGCTGTTGGCGCCCCTAATAACAGGTGTTCCGACCAATGCACTGGTAAAACTGATGTTGTAAAAAGTTTGGTTATTGCCAACTAATTCTGATGACTGGCCAGAAAGATTAAGCTGGGAAGTCCCCGCAATAAATGTAAGGTTTGCCCGTTCGGATTCTGTAGTACCTAAGCCAGAAGTACCTCCAGAGCCAGTAAGCGTTATTGTTGAGGCTCCTAAATTAAAAGTACGTGAGTTTGTTGTCGCCGAAACAATAAAAGAAATAGATACTGCATACCCTGCAAAATCTATGGACCCATTAGTGTTAATAAAGGAGGAGCTTGTAGAAAAAGCACTTCCAAGCGCCCATCCACATCCCACCCCATTAACCGTAACCGCAGATGCCAGTGTCACACCGTTGGTCGTCAACGTCCGACCAGTAGCCGAACCAGACAGCACAATGCCGCCCGTATACGTCCGCGTCAGCCCCGTCGCAGGCAGCGTCACATTGCCGTGAATGCCTACCATTGCCGTAGACCCAGCCAATGTCACATTCCCAGACGCAGGGCCAGCAATGGTCAACGCCTTCATCCTAACGCCGCCAGTGACAGCGTCCACCGTAGCTGTGTAGGCGGTGGCGTTGGAGGCCGAGTTGAACACCACGTTATCGTGGCTGCGCGGAACAGAGGCCCCAGAAGCCCCGCCAGATGACGTAGACCAACGTGCTGTGTCGCTCCAGTTGCCGGTGCCGCCAACCCAGTAGCGCGTGCTGTCAGCAGGTTTGGCCGTGCGATAGACAGGGGCGCCTGCGGTGCCAGTGCTGTTGGCCCCTGCGTAGAACTCACCAGGGCTTGTGGCAGCAAAGCCAAAAGTATCCATCGCAAGCCAGTCAATGCCGCTGGTGCAGGCTCCTGCGAGGATGTGCGTGGCGTTGCCAAAAAGGCTAACTAAAATAAGTCCAAAGTTTCCTCCGGATATTGTCCATTTCCCAAAAGTTTGAGTTGTTGTTCCAAAAGAAATACTATGGTTTATTGTTAACGGCGCTGCAAATTCAGTAAATTGATTATTTCCGTTAACAATTAAATTATTACCATTTGGCGTGATAGTCAATTTGTTATAAGACAACCCTCCTCCCGTAAATGTGCGGGATAGACTAGTAGTGCTTGACAGGAAGATATTTGCAGTGCCTTTATAAAAGGCTACAGGCGTGCCCATGCTCCAGATGGTTCCCGTTCCAGCTAGCGTCCATAGGCCAGAACCCATTTTAAGCGTTCCGCCGGTCAAAGTAAACGACCACGTTGTCACGTTGTAAGTAACAGCATCAAACGTGCCGCTGGTCAGCGTCAGGGTTCTTGCAGAGCCAATCGTCAGGGCGTCGGCAAGCTGGACTGTTCCTGTAATTGAATTAATAACTATCGGTATATTAAATGTTACTCCGTTGCTGGTGATTGTTTTTGTTCCACGGCCAGCAAACGTAATCGTGCCTGTTGCGGTGCTCGACGTCACGCCAGTTCCAAACTTCCAATCGCCATACACAAAGGGCAGATTGGTGCTTGTCGTCAACGTCATCGCTGTCGTCCGCAGCGATGCGTCAAACGTACCAATGTTCCATGCAGTATTGATGGTGATGGTGCCTGTCACGCTTCCGGTGTTGTCAAACACCGCCGTGTCCTGAGCCAACGGGAACTGATTGATGTCGGGCGTGCCGCCAGAGGACGGTGCCCAAGCGGTGGCAGACCAGTTCTGCGTCCCTGCAAGGTTCCAGTACACCGTCTTGCCCGCAGGGAACGTGATGCCGCTGTTGCCACCGCAGTCGCCTGCACGGGTCGGAGAAGACCCAGCAGCAGTGCCGGTGATGGCAATGTCTCTGAAGTCGCAGTCGGTGGCGCTGAGCGTGCCTACGCTGAGCGTTCGTTGGGCGCCCAGGGTGTCAGAGCGGACGAAGATGCGTCGGACTGCGGTGGCTCCAGCAACGGTGAGGGTGCCGGTGATGGTTGGATTGGCGTTGAAAGTACACCCCATCAGACCCGCAGAGGCTGGCGCAGTCAGGGTGAAGTTGTTAAATGTGTTAGCCCCAGTGATAACGTGTGTCACGGCAGTGGTGCCTGTAAACGAAACGTTGTAGAACGTCAATTCACCCCCAGCAAATGTAGCTGCGGCGGTAGACGACATATTTATCTGCGACGTTCCTGGGCTAAGCGTCAAATTAGTTGGCGTTGTAAACACTATCGGCGTTGTCCCGCTCAACGTCACCGTACTACTACCAAGCGTAATAGCCCTGACGTTGTTATTATCGGAAGATATCGAGGCTGCCGTGACGTTGAAGTTCTTGGTGTCAAAGGCGCCGTTGGTGACGGTGAGGGTATTACTACCCATGTTAAGCGCGCCCCCTAGCTCGACGGAGCCGTTAAAGGTATCAATTTCTAACGGGGAATTAAAGGCACTACCTGCGGTAGAAAGTACCTGTGTTTTTCTCCCGCGCATTACAAACGTGGTTCCAGCGTTTAGGGTAGTTAACGCATTAAAAAGCCAGTCCCCGTACAAGGAAAATGTGGTCGCATTTACAAATGTTGTAGCCGTTGCTCTTGCGGAAACATCGATTGTGCCCGTATAAGGAATTGACGCATCAAACGTAATAAGCCCAATCGTTGCAAAATTGGTAAATACGGCCGTATCCTGCGCCAACGGAAAATATATACTGTTAGGAGTCCCTGTCGAAGTGTTGGACCATGCGTTATTGTTCCAAACAATTCCGCCCGTAACTGTTCGAGTCCAATATACGGTTTTTGGTGTACTAAAGACGATATTAGCGTTACCCTTAAGGTCGCCAATACGTGTGCCAGTTAACGTGCCTCCCGTACCAGTAATGCGTATATCACGGAAATCTGCGTCAATTACCGTTCCGATGGTGGCAATCTGTATGTCACGCATCAAACCGTAAGTTGAAGATCTGAATAAAACTCTTTGGTATCCGCCGGTGCCGACACCCGTAGCAGAAAAAGTTCCTGCAATAACAAATCCGTTACTTACGATAAATTCGGTAACGCCAATTACATTTTCTGGTGTAAACGTAAAATTAGCGCAAGTGGAATTGTCCGTCACCGTGACGGTGTAATGCGCCGCTCCGGAGCCCGAGTTTGCGTCAAAAATTACATTGTCTGCAGACGTAGGCACAGACGCACCTGACGCCCCTCCAGACGTAGCGGACCAATTAGTGGTACTGTTCCAGTTACCTGTCCCGAGGGGAACCCAGTATCTGTCGGCCATGTCACACCCTCACATAGCGGACGCCATCGATCTCGATGTACTCGGGCGCAGGTTCCTCTAGGACAGGTGCAGGCTCTTCCACGGGCTCTGCAGGCGGGGCGGTGACGATGGCGATCCAGTTGTCCACCCGCTGCTGCTTCATGGCCTGGATCTCGTCCTGCGTGAAGGCGTGATCATCCGGCAGATGCAGGGCATCCCGGAACACCCCGTGAGGGGTGTCAAACTCGAAGTCGATCTTGACCATGATCAAGCCAGCGTGAAGATTGCCCCAGGCGTGGTATTCGAGAACTTGACGGTGAACGTCTCACCGTCAGCCAG